CAACCGCAGCGTCCGCAGCCGATGAATGGGCAGCAGCCTGTTCAGCAGTCGGCACAGGATGGCGGTTGGCTGCTGGGCAGACCTGTTTCCAGCAGGGAAGAGTTTTTGGCGATACCGTCTGACCTGTACGGCAGACCTACCTACTGCCCCGACCTGCGCAGCGGCGTGATCTACTGCAAACGTCTCAACCCGGACACCTGCGAATCCTATGTGCAGGAGTTCTACAGTCCGGAAGCATGGCGGCAGATGCAAGCACAACAGGCACAGCAGACCGCTGCACCGACACAGCAGTATGTGCCTATTGAGCAGTACAATGCCCTCGTGCACCGGCTGGATGAACTGGAAAAGTGGCAGAAGAGCTTTTCTAAGCCTACTGCCACAGCAAAGAAAGGAGAATAACAATGTCCTCTCCGTTTGATGTGATTACTCACAGCCCAATCATGCAGCTTGCAAATCTGGCTCGCGCCGGGCAAAACCCGATGGGGCTTATCCAGCAGTTAAGCGGGCAGAATACCCCCATCATGCAGGGCTTGAACTTGATTCAGGGCAAAAACGAAGCACAGCTCAGGACAATGGCACAGAACCTCGCCAAAGAGCGTGGCATTGACCTGAACCAGCTCGCAAGCGTCCTGAACCTGACACTGCCCAAATAACGGTGGTTTGTATGGAAGAATCAAAGTCTGTTTCCCCTGAAGAAAATATTGAAAAAAACTTCGAAAAAAATATCTTTGACGGAAATGACAAATCTGGGCTGATGCTTCTCGCCATCATCTTTTGGCTTGCTCGAAATCCAAATGAAGATAATGCTGAATAACGCATCCCTCTAAGCGAAACGCTTCTCAGTTTTGCGGACTTGACAAAAACCGCATTTGTTTGGCTTCGCCCATCGCATACGGCGGTGGGATAGCATAACGCAAAACTGAAAGGAGTTTTGTTATGGACGATTTTGCAACTGGCTATCTGGCTGGGCAGGACGGCGGTAATAACAACGGCGGATTCTTCGGAAACGAGGGTCTGTGGGCGGTTATCATTCTCGCTATCATCTTCGGCTGGGGCACAAACGGCTACGGTCGGAACGGTGGTGACAACGGCATGAACAGCTACATCCCCTATCTGGTGGGCACCGGTGCAACCGGTCAGGGCGGCGCAGATACTCGTGCGGCTTTGTCTGAGGGCTTCTACCAGCAGGACACCTCTCGCTCTCTGGCTGGCATCCAAAGCGGTATCTGCTCTCTGGGCTATGACCAGCTTGCACAGATGAACACCCTCAACGCTGCCGTTGCGGGCGGCTTTGCTGGTACTAATCAGGCGATCTGTCAGCTCGGCTACCAGAACGCACAGCTTGTGAACGGTCTGGAACGCAGCGTGTCCAACGGCGACAACGCCATCAGCCTCGCCATCATGCAGGAGGGCAACGCACGTCAGGCTGGTCAGACCGCACTTGCCACGCAGCTTGCATCTTTCTGCTGCGAGAACAAGCAGCTCATCGGCGACCTGAAGTACACCATTGCACAGCAGGACTGCGCTACCCGGCAGGCCATCGCAGACAACGCCCGCGCCATCGTGGACAACTGCAACGCCAACTTCCGCAGCATGATGGACTACTTCACGCAGGATAAGATTGCCACTCTGACCGCTGAGAACCAGAGCCTGAAGTTCGCCGCTTCTCAGGATCGTCAGAATGCGCTTCTGACCACCGTGATGTCCCAGCAGACCGATACCATCCTGAACCGGGTCAATCCTCGTCCGATTCCCGCTTATCAGGTGGCAAACCCCAACGTGGGCGTGAACTGCTGCGGCTGCTGCTAACCAACACACTCCCCGATAACACCGGGTGAACCATCGGGGCAGGGGTAAGACACCTCTGCCCCTGATTTTTTAGGAGGAAAATACTATGGCTTGCAAAACAAGCTGCAAACTCTGCCCGCACTTGGTCATCAGTCAGGCAGTCACGTTTGCCGACGATACTCTGACCATCAACATCCCTGCTGGCGCATACCAGAACGGAGAAAAGTATTGTATCGTGGTTGCTCAGAGCTTGCCGGACACGACCACCATCAACGCCCCTGTGGTCATTACCATCGGTGCAGGCACGACCGCATACCCTCTGACCGACTGCAACTGCGCTCAGGCGACGGCCGAGAGCATTCACACCCGCACCCGATATGCTACTCGTGTGGCAACGTCCGCTACCGGCACCGGCACGTTCAAGTATCTTGGCTGCTTCTGCCGTTCCCACGCCGGTGCGCCTGCGTCCATTTCTTGAGGAGGTATAGATTATGGGCAAGACTAATTTTCGCCGCATGATGATGCTCCGTGACCACGACAAAGACCGTGAGCCGGAACGTGACCGCCTTGAGGAAGAGCGCGATCGCAGGGAGCGTGAGTTTGAACGCCGTCTGCGTAAGCTGGAAGACGGCAACGACCGTTATCCTTACTATCCGCAGGAGGAGAATCGCTACATTGACCCCTACCCTATCCCCCGCTACCCTGACGTAGAGTATGGGCGCAAGATGCCGCAGATTGGCTTCTCGCAGAGCGAAGACTGGGACAAGCGGTCTGGGCATTATGAGCATGGTGGTGCGGACAGCCGCTCCATCAAGATGCCACGCCAGCACCTCACCCACGATGAAGCGGAGGAATGGTGCGACAGCATGGTGAACGCTGACGGCACGAAGGGTTGTCATTGGACGCTGGAGCAGACACAGGATGTTGCCAAACAGCGCAACATCACCTGCGACCCGAACGATTTCTGGGCTGTCATGAACATGATGTACTCGGATTATTGTCAGGTCGCAAAGCGCCAGTCTGTTGACACTCCGGGCTTCTACGCTGACATGGCAAAGGCGTTTCTTGAGGACGCAGATGCCGTAGATGGTAAGGCGTATCTCTACTGGGATTGCATTGCTGATAAGTAAAACAGAAAACCCCTGTGCAGTTGTAATGACCGCACAGGGGTTTGTTTAATCTTGGAAATATTTCAAAAAAGTACAATATTCTCCGTCATTTATCATTAGAATTTTCTCGTTTCCTAAACTTTCTATCATTTCTTTAGTTATTTTACAAAAGCGATTTCCATATTCAGACTTTCGCTTTTCGATTTCGCTTTTTTCAATAATCGCAATACTATCTTTATATTCTTCCATAAAGTCCTCGTTAAGATATAGTTCTTACGCCGTTATTTTTTATTTTGTTTATATCCGCATAAATCGTAACAGTATCTCCGTTTACTATTCGCCTGTTTTCCCATTTTATTTTAGGAGTGCTTCCATCCGATTTCGCTATTTTTACGGTTCCTTTAATTGTAATGTACTGCCCATTTATTAAAACTGTACACATTTCATAATTTTCAGCTGGAATATTTGAAACGACAGTCGATGTATAGGCATATATTCCCGGTTCGATTTCCTGTAAATCATAATTTGATACGATAGGATGGGACGAATTGTATTCTACGTTTGCTATCATTAGAACAACGCCAAGTATTGTTAAAGCAATCCCTGCAACAGCCATTATTATATATTCTTTTCCCCCTCGTTGTCAAATGGCCCCGCAAAAAAAGAACTCACGCAAATAAGCATCCCTATAAAGCATATTCCTGCAAAAACATATATTAGCACTTTTTATCACCCTTTTCTAATATATTTTTTAAAATTTCAGATTCTTTTTCAAATTCGGATAGCTCTTTTGCTACATTGAATGCGAGAAAAGCATCCAGCATAATAAGCACAATATAAACAAACGAATGATTTTCAAATATGAATTGACGAATAAAATATCCCTCAATCAACGCAGAAAACAAAAGAAACAATAAATCGTGATATATAATTCTTTTGTTTCTCTCTAGGCAACATTTTATGTACATTCTTGCTTTTTCGCTCATATTATTCCTTTCTCCCCTGTGCGGTCGTTGTGGCTACACAGGGGTTCTTCTATTTTAACTTTAGAACTTAGTTTTTATCGTTTTGCTTAATTCCTTCTTCAACCACAATGTAAGGAATGTTCTCCAAAGATGCTCTAAGTAACGCAATCACCGCTTTGCCAGATTTTCCGTCTGCCAATTTTGATACATCTTTTAGCTTTTTTAAGACATTTTCTCGCTTCACATACTTACCCATTATGATTCTCCTTAAAACTCATCATTTCAAATAATGCGACGGGGCATCTTTCATGAGAAGCAATACAATCTGTCCATACCGTTTATGCGCTTCTTCTGTAATGGCATATTCCAACGCTCTCACATCAGAAAACTGTAGGTTTTCTGCAAGAATTTTGAGTGTCGAAGTGGGCTCCAACACACCATTTCCATTCTTGAACTCGTAAACGCTCTTGCACAACGCAACCAAGTCATTGTCACTAATATGAGTGATATAGTTGCTCATTTCTCCGTAAGTCATAGCAATCTCTCCTTAAATCTTATCTCCGATTTTCTGCATGGTGCTTTTGAGATTTGGCACATCTGCTTCCGGCATTTTACGTTTGATGCCGATAATTGCTTGCGTGATTCCAGCTTTGTTTAACTGGTTTACAGACTTACGGAATACAAAGTCAATGTTCATATTCGCCTTGATTGTTCCGTCATCTTCGAGATAGCAGTTTGGAATCCACACATTCTGATTGCTATTATTGATTTTGAAACGCTTTGCTTTGTAGCAACCGTAGTCCTCTCTTACAATCAGCTCAACAGGAATACCCTTGTAATATTGAGTGCCAGTATTGTACTTTTCAGCCAGTTTTGCTTTACGTTTTGTTGCCTCTGCATTTATTTTGGCTTGTTCCTCTTTGCTCCTGCGCTTGTGTGGCTTATATGTGCGCATAATTTCTCCACCCTCATTCCCAAAGTACAGACCTAGCTTTTATGTCAAATAAGTCTTGCGGATGGAATACAAGGCTCTTATCAAGCTCAACTATGCCAACGATGGAGAATTTTCCGGGGACTTCTCGCTCGATTTTAGCCTTTGCTTCATCCTTGTCATTTGCAAACAAGACGAACTGAGCTTGAAAGTGTCTGCATTTTTCGTCATCATCGTACTGGATTTTGACCCAATAAAAGTTTTCGCCCCCTACTTCTTTCGGTGTTAAGTATTTTTTGACACTTGAGACATCGTAAGTGCAATACCCGATACACTGCGAGTTTCCGTATTTTTCCATAAAATTGTCATTCCAAATACGAGTTGCCAAAACCATGTGAACGTCTTTCCAACCAACACGGTCATCATTGACCGGTTTGTCGTCCATAACAATATCGTCAGGGTCTATCACTTTCTTGCCAACCGCCAAATTCCAATTATTTGCAATATAATGTGTCATCTGATACCAGTTGTCAAATGTTTTTACTTCTTTCATGGCATCTTCCAAAGAACCACGATGAGGTCTATAAACAATCATACATCAATCCTCCAAGAAATCCTCCAGTTCAATCTTCCCGTCTGCCGCAGCAGCAGCCAGAGCGTACACGAACTGTCCAATCGTCATTCCGTGCCGTCTGGCTTCACGGTTGATGTACTTGCGTTCTTCCTCGCTCATAAGGATGGTAATGCGCTTAGAACGCTTGCCGTCACCGCTTGCAACGCCCTGATGCGATTCCGGCATCGGGATTTTTTTCTTTGTCAAGCCAGCTTCGGCTAGTGCGCCGGGAATATTGCCCTGTTCAATCAGCCGCTTCGTTTCTTTCGCCTGTTTCAGCTTCTTCGGCTTACCTTCGCCTAATACGGCATCATTTGGCTGTCTTTCGCTGTCTTTGACTCGCTTCGGCTTAATACTGCTTAATTCTGCTTCACTCGGCCGTGCATGGCTGTCTGTGGCTCCACTAGGCTTAATCGGTGCTTGTTCGGCATTATTCGGCTTTGTTTGGCTTACTTCTTCTTCCTTTGGTTCACTTCGGCTTAATGTCTGTTCCGAAAAAACAGGCTGGAAGTCAAACCCGCCCAACAAACCGGATGTTTTTTTGCTGGTTGACTTCATCTCACAATTCCTCCCATCCATGCACCACAATTTGGGCAATATTTATATCTTGAAATTGCAAACGAAGCATTCGGTCTGTCGATATACCATCCACACCTACTGCAACAAGCACAATCTCTCTCTTCGTCCGTAACAACCCATTCCGCAGAAGGCCTTGCGTCTTCTTCGTTATAAGAATTTATATAATCTATCATCATGATACATTTTCTGGTTGCTTCTACTTTAGAAGAATTGTTGCCTTTTTGAATATATTCTGAAATCCAGCTTTTGTATGTTTCTTTTAAATTTTCTGCATCAATCAGTCGCATTTTTCTTTCCCCTCTACAATCATCTGCGCCAAAGCCTTAAAGTCCTCTGCGCTGGTGCTCTTTGCCGTGTCGCCGCTAAACAGGCTGTGCCGCTCTGCCTGCGCCTTACGAACACCCATAGACGGTCTAATCTTTACGCCCAAAAGCCTCGTTCCCATGCTTTCTGCAATCACAGGAAGCTGCTCTACAACCTCTTTGGACAGGTTCTCACGGCTCTTGTACTGGTTCAGAAGCAGACCTTCAATCTTCAAAGTCGGGTTGAAGTATCTGCGAACATCGCCGATGGTCTGCGAAAGTTGGCTCAATCCGGCAAGCGCATAGCGGTCTGCTGTAATGGGAACGATGATGCTGTTAGCGGCGATCAGAGCGTTTACAAGCGCAAGACCGAGCTGCGGGGGAGTGTCCAGAACGATGTAATCGTACTGTGCAGACACGGATTCCAGCGCTTCACGCAGCCGGAAGTTCTTGCCAATGTCCCGGACAAGCTGCTCGTCAATGTCCTTCAATGCGTTGTCTGACGGCAGAATGTCACCGGCTTCGCAGTGCTGAATTCCTTCCTCTACTGTACCTTGCCGGGTCATTACATCGAACAGAGTGCACACGTCCTCTGTCTGTGCGCCGTATGTGTCCGTTGCGTTGCACTGGGCATCGCAGTCCACCAGCAACACCTTCTTGCCAAGCAACTGCAACGCACCAGCCAGACAGGTGCTTGTGGTGGTCTTTCCTGTGCCGCCCTTCTGGTTGGCGACCGCTATGATTTTTGCCATTTTATCACTCTTTCTTTATTCGTATATCGGCATTTCTGCCCACGCTTCCACTCTTGCAATAAAGCAAGCGTCCGAAGAAATGTTCAACCTCTGAAACGATGTGTTTACAAACTCGCTCTTTTCAATAAACGCTGCGACTGTGTTTGTTGCCGTTATAGATTCATCTTTTAGATAGGCCGTTTTTACCGAACACAAGAACCGACCTTTCGCTTTTTCAATGATTTCTTGTGTTGGCATCCCATCATCTTTAACGGAATACCACACAATTTCCTGTTTCTTCATACCGCTCCTTTCTGCTTTATTTGCTCGCTGTGCTCATTCTGCATAATGCGTTGTATCTGACTACTTCAAGAAGCTATCGTCAAACGTAGCATAATCGTCAATGTCTGCTTCTTTCAAAATTGAGTACATATAAGCGCCGGGGTCTTTTTCAATCCTATCAAGTCGCTCACTGACAAGAATCCTGTATGCATTCTCAATGATGTTCACAACAGCTTCTTTTTTCTTGTTAGGCTTGATGTTCGGATACTTCTCCGGCAATCTCTTTGCCACCAGTTTTGCAGTCAAGATACACTGGCTTTTAGACATCTCCGGCGCAATAGATGCCCAATCCACATCCTCATATGCGCCACTGCGGGGCTTTCTGGCAGGTCGTTGGCTCTTTGGAACATCTTTTAGCTCTACGCTTTCAACCTCGTTAGCTTCCACGTCTATGACTGGCTCATTAGACTTGAAAGCTACATCGAACTTCACAGCAACCGCATTGCGACCTCTCATGACCTTGTCATATTCAACGCACAGGTCTGATACTTCGTTTATTTCAGCTACCGCAATATCAATGACACGCCGCCTAAGATGCTTGAACTCTTGATAGCTAGGTTCTCTTGCGCCAAGCTGTTCCCTTAATCTATCCAACGTAATTTCGGGCTGGCTCACGCCACGTCCGATGAACTCTCGGAGAATTGAATACAGCAAAATGCTATACTGCGATTTCATATTCGCTGTGTAGCGCAAGCGATACTTGACATATCCACGCTCCGCAATGTCGAAGAAAACAGGTTGCAGAAGCGGATTGCAACACAATGACACAGTAATATTCATCAAACTAGGTTCAAAGTTTACCGTTGCTCTACTGAACAGGGGATACAAGTCAAACGAGCCTGAACCGTCGCCTCTAGGAACTTCAACGGAGTTGTCGATGAAATGCTTGACCTGCGCTTTCAAATTCCTAGAGTTGATTTTCAACCCCAAAAATTCGCAATATTCTTGTAACGTAAACTGAACCGTTGAAGTTTCGGGGTCTCTCGGATTGATACGGCTAAGATACACTTCAAGCAACCGAAGCTCTCCTGCTGTATAATCAGTGAACTTTGCCCAAACAAGCTGTCGGCTCTTTTCAACCAAGTTCCCGCCTTTAATATCGGACACTCTTATCACGCCTCCTCTCGTATAATAGTATATCGCAAACAGGTGTACAAGTCAATAGTTAACGTACACCTGTTTCCACTTTTTGTACACCTAACCGTCCACATTTCGTACACCCATTTCCACAATCTGTACACCTATATCCATTTTTTGTACACCTCTTTACATTATATAAAACAAGACTATTAACAAGATTATAAAATAACTTCTACTAATAGCAGAAGAAGAAAATTTTCCACAAAATCTTTTCTTTTTCTCCTGAAAAGTGGAAAACACAAAGCGAATACTGCTAAATAAACAGATGCTTAACATCCGAAAGGTTGAAACGCTTAACGGTTAGGTTTACCTAACGTGTACAAAAAGTGGATAAAAAAATTTTAAGCCGGTGTTATGGGGGACGGATTGACAAGCTGCTTAATCGCAAACGATAAATTAGCGCTAATTCGTTGTTTATTATGCGCAAATATTGTCGGTTCATAGCCTATGGGGGACGGAATGACAAGGTAGATTTGCCCGATAGGTGTACAAAAAGTGGATAAACGTGGACAAAATGTTCCTCAAAAACTGCGATAATTCGACAATCAACCGCTTATATTATTGGGATTAACAGTATAGGAATCGTTGGACTTCATGGCTGCTTCTGTCCCGGCATCTTGCGCTTGATAAAGAATCTCCATCTTCGGGGCGGTTCCATTCGGGTCTGGGTCTGTCCCGGTAGCCTGCGCTATCTCATAGTTGCCCGATACCATCCGGCAAACAGAGACCCTGTCCTTCAATGGCGTATGGAGGTTTGCCAGAACCTCCGTCAGCACGCCCATGTGGTCTGAACCGTGGTCTCCGTACCGGATGTACAACAAAGCATCTATCTCGTAGGAAGAACATTCAATCATGGCATCTATGAGAATCTGACGCTTTTCCATGTTGGAAAGGTCGTCTTCCAGATGCTCCAGCAGTCCAGGATAAATGCAAGCGTCCATGTATCGAGCCGCCGATACGCCGCAGCAGGTGAACCAGCGCATAGCCATTGGTAGGGAAATAGCCGCCAGACCTTGCTCCCAGTTGGCAATCGTGCCACGATTCACGCCCATTCGTGCTGCTAATTTCTGCTGGCTCAGACCGGAACGCATCCGTGCCATTTCCAATGCCTTTGCAGTTCTTAACAAATATTCATCCATAAATTCACGCCCTTTCAACAAAATTCTGCAAAACTGCCGGATTCGACAAGCCAAAAAATGGAAAAAGCTGCTATGGAGAACCAACAGCAGCCTATGTTATAACTGTAACATCGAAAAAATAATCAAACAGGAGGTAACAATATGATTATCATTGACGGGATGCCCGCATCTGAACCGACCGAAAGCAGAACGCCAAAACCGTGGGAGGGCTAGTATATGAACCAAATCGACACCATGCTTATACCCTATGCCCGCCAGACCGCCTTAAAGCTGGTCTACAACCTTGCAAACAACGATGCTGATAAGTTTGCTTACGAAGAAGCAAAAGCCGTCCTAGAGCGTGCCGTAGCCGCCTTAGACGATGGGCGCGACCCGGCAGATAGCATCGAACGCATTAACGGACAGCTCGTAGAGCTGTGATTGGAGGAAAGATGGATAGGCGTTGTCCCTTTTGACTTGAACGCTCGTGGCTTCCCCGATAAAAAGTAACGGATGTGAAGAAAACATTCGAATTTTGCGAAGTTGTTCAAATTGTATTGACTATACAACTGAAAGATGTATAATCGTATCAAATGACATTCGTATTTACTGATCGGGAGGATATGCCACAATGAGCGAACAAGAAAGAGCTAAGATTGACAGGTTTATCGCATGGCTGTTGGAACACCCTGATAAGATTCCGGCAGCGGAGCAAGCCTTAGGCCTAGAATAAGAGAAAACCCCTTGCACAGAGCTATACCAGCCCGGCACAAGGGGTTTTTATTTTACCGGGTCAGAACCACTTCTTTTTTCGGTTTCTACGGTAACGATATTTTCTGCTATTGCCATATAGCACACGGTCATTGCCTTTTAACAATGCCTGCATAAACCAAAAGCAAAAGGCACAGCCGCACAACAAGTAATACACGGGCTTGCCTCACATCTTCTCGATCAGGTTCATCAGCGCTTCGCGTTGCGCTGTCGGCATAGATTCAAGCTTTTTTCTAATCCGCTCCACTGCTGCATCGACTTCACTTTGCGGCTGCTGGGGCGGGTTTTCTTTTTGTTCGCCATTGAGAAGGTAGTCTACCGATACGTTGAAGTAGGATGCAATTTTAGAAAGAACCTCTGCGGACAGGCTCTTGGTTCTCCCGGCTTTCAGCTCGGAAAGAAAACTACGGCGAATCCCGATGCTGGCACAAAGGGTTCCGTCTTTGATGCCCTCTTTTTCGCAGAGTGCATGGATGTTGCTGTACAAGTCCGACATAAGAACACTCCAATATTTGTGCAAGTATACAAATGCACAGAATTTTGTACAAAAGAGTTGACTTGTACAGATGTCTGTACTATAATACAGACATGGGCAGTACAGAACACTGTACAATATAAACTCTCTACGCCATTATATTAGTACAGTTTTCCGTACATGTCAATAGATTTTAGCAAATGGAGGTGGAATTTTGAAAGAAAACTTCCGTTCTGGCTTTGAGCTGGAAGTGAAGATGAAGCTGTTACAGCGAGGTATGAAGCAAACGGAGCTGATTCAGGCGGTTCAAAGCGATACTGGATTGTTCCTTGATGATTCGTACCTCTACAAGATTCTTCGTGGTGAGCGAAAGCCGGAGAAGATTATCCAGAGCATCTGCAAGATTCTTGAGATCGAGCAGAAGGAGGGCTGAACATGGAACAGATTTTAACATTGAAGGTAGACCTTGAGCACCCGGACGATGCAAAGTTCGCCATTGACGAAGCGGCCAAAGCCTACGAAGCTGAAAAGTTCAAGTGGACAGCAGAGGAACTCGCCGAAGCAAAGCGTTTGGCAATGCAGATTATGCAGCAGTTGTGCTTGGACGGGTACAACATTGAATGGAGCGGATTCACGGAAGCGTACTGCTACAAGGCAGTTTCTGTTTGGTTTAGTAATCCGGATGATGAAGGCTTTATACGAAATGGAGCGTGCTGCATCCCTTCTGCTTCTTTTGATACTTGGATTGCCAAGTGTGTCTGCCTGTGCCGGGCTACCGGCAGGGATGTGCCTGCGTTCATCATCAAAAAGGCTGGTGAGGGTTGGTGACGAATTTTCGCAGGGCGCAAAGCCGCAAACGCAGGCTGAAGCTGGCAATGGCTGCTGGCGTGTCCCGAAACGATGCCAACAAGGTGCTTTGGATGGAGAAGACCATCAACCAGTGCTTTGAACGGCACAATCGGGAAGCAAGACTGAAAGAGGAGATGCAGCGTGGAAGAAAAGTACTGTGAGCGATGCGGTCTGTATCTTGGAGTGGTTAGACCGACAAGACGGTATTGCAAAGAATGTGCGATATTGGTTCAAAAAGAAAAACAGACTGAACGCCGCGCTCCATATGGTGTTGTTCCGTGCGAATGGTGCAAAAGGCCGATGCGCAAATTATACAAGCATCAAAAATACCATAAGAAATGCGCAAACGCCGCAAAGCGAAAAACGACCGCAGACTGGTGGAGGGAACACCAAGACTACATCAGAACTTCTTCCGATGAATCTAGACAGGAAGGAAATACAACGAAAGAAAAGCCGAAGTACAGCCTTAAACAGGTAAATGACAAGGCGAAAGAACTTGGAATGAGTTATGGGCATTACAGCGGCTTGCTTGCACAAGGAAAGGTAGACCCTCCCGATGAACGGTAAGTATTACGGAAAGCGGGAAATCCGCTGGCACAGCCGGGAGAAAGACCGGCTGGAACGCATCGAGAAAGAAAGAGTGAGCAAAAATGAAAAAAATCAAAGTCAGAATCACATTCATCGAAGCAGTTCTTGGCACTTGGCCTAGCAACCAGAACATTGCGCGAGAGTTTATCGCCAGCAAGTCCCCTGATGCAAACACTATCGAGGACGAAGTTGCAGCTTTGGGTGCTGACGCAGTAGCAGACAAGGGCATGACGGTTTTCCCACGGAACGAGAACGGCGAGCCTATCTTGTATGACTACCAAATCAAGGGGTTCTTCAAGGATTCCTGCGGTATGCTGGGTCGTATCGGCGGCAAGACCGAAACCGGAAAGAAGAAAGCCGTGAATGAATCCGGCAAGCTGACGGCCTACAAAAAAGTCATTGATGGTCTTATTTTCGTGTCTCCCCGGATGATTCCCATTCATGTGAACGGCGAGATTACCGAGTGCCAGCGTCCGCTGCGTGCCCAGACGGCGCAGGGCGAACGTGTAAGCCTTGCCAACAGCGAGCAGATTCCAGCTGGTTCGACCTGCGAGTTTGAAATCGTTCTTCTGGACGATTCTCACGAGAAGGTCGTGCGTGAATGGCTGGACTACGGAGCTCTGCGTGGTATCGGACAGTGGCGCAACAGTGGCAAGGGGCGATATACTTACGAAATCCTTAATTAACCGCTATGGCATTGCGAATCAGCGACTTGTGCGGCGAAGACAAAGCAACGACTTGAGGTGACTAGCAATGGCAAGGCGTGGATTTGACACGACACGAGCAGAACGGCAACGGAAAGGCGCTGCTTAGAACCGAGATGCAACGGCTATGGATGCAAGGTGTAGCTTTGATAAGCAAAGGCATCGAACGGCGACGTGCGACGCAATGGCAAAGAATAGAAACAATAGGCTAAGGCATTGAGTAGCTAGGAGCAGGACAGCAAAGGCAAAGCAATTCATCGAAAAGCAACGGAAAAGCATGGTATAGCCGTGATTTGCAATGGCAAAAAATGAAAGGAGACAAGATGAAAGCGTTTATTGAAGTTGCCCTGATGTGGGGCATAGCACTGGCAGTGGTTTTGGCGGTATTTCTGCTGAACTTCTGGATGGTGCATCACATCGGAATTCTGGTAGGCACATCAGCTGCCCGTGGAATCATCACGGTATCTGTGGCAATGGCTACGGCATGGATACTTAGTTTTGGAGGTAATAAGAGTGAAAAGCCTGAAAGCTAATGTCCTTTGTACGCTTGGAATCGCGTTAGCAATCTTTTCGGTAGGATGCGGCGATGCAATCCAGAAAAGCCAAAACACAGTAGCAATGTTTGGATACGTTTTTCTTTCGTGTAGCTTCCTCGCCGCAGCACTCGTCTTGTGTGCCATTGGTGTCAGCTCTGAAAATGAACGTATTGAACAGGAAAACCGCAAAGTAAAACGCATTCCTCACCACACCAACGAGTGGAACACAAACGAGTGGAGGGATGCACGATGAAATGCCCGTTATGCGGTAGCGACAACATCACAACGGTTGACAGCCGGTCTGCCCCCGACAGCATCGTTCGCAGAAAAAAGTGCCTTGTATGTAACTACCGGTGGTCTACCATCGAAATCGACAAAGACCAGTGGTACAGCGCACTGCAAATCAAAGAGGAACGCAAGAGAGGGAGACAAAAAGATGATTAACCTTGACAGATTTGGTGGCGTGACAGAGCCGGATGATGGCGTGTATTTTATGACCAACGAACAGATGGCGCAAGCGAAGGAAGCCGACCGGCTGGCAGCGATTGAGGACTTGCAGGCTGAAATCGATGAGAGGGAAACGGACTTGAAAGACCTCCGTGCACAACTGGCAGAACTGATGGCTAGTTAATTTTGTACAGCCATATTAAGCCAAAGTATTAATAATGAAGCCTAATGAAGCCGAAGAAAGGAAACGTATGGACAACAGCAAAATTCATGAAGCCTTGATGGCTGTTCAATCAGAGTTGAAAGCCCCGAAGGGGCAGATGAACACATTTGGCGGTTACAAGTATCGCTCTTGTGAGGACATTTTGGAAGCAGTCAAACCAATTCTGAAAGAACACGGTTTGCTTCTTACCCTTTCTGATGAACCTAAAGTGTTAGAGGGGTGGCATTACATCGAAGCGACCGCAAAGGTGGAAGCTCTGGATGGTGGATGCGTAACGGTTACTGCTTACGCAAGAGAACCGGAGCAAAAAACCAAGATGGATGCAGCGCAGGTGACTGGAACGTCTAGTAGCTACGCCAGAAAGTACGCTCTGAACGGTCTGTTCTGCATTGACGATACAAAGGACGCTGACACGGACGAGTACCAGAAGCAGACCACAAGCAGGGCAAGCAAGCCTGTCCAAAAGCAAGCGGAGGCAGAAAATATTCCTCCGTGCGCTTGTTGTGGAAAACAGTTGCAGCCTGTCCAGTACAACAATCGAACTGTATCACCGCTGGAAACTGCAAGAAGCACAAAGAAACGCTTTGGGCGCGTTCTGTGTTGGGACTGTGCTCAGAAACAGCCGAAGGAGGGCTAAATAATGCTTAACTCTATCGCAATTCAGGGGCGTCTGGTTCACACGCCTGAAGCTAAGGTCACGAAGTCTGGCAAGGATGTTTGTACGTTCAGCATTGCTTGCGACCGCCAGAGTGGTGGTCAGAAGGAAACCGACTTCTTTAACTGCACCGCATTTGGTAATACGGCACTGTTCGTTTCCAAGTGGTTCCAGAAGGGCAGCCTAATTCTGGTGACTGGCAGCATCCAGACCCGGAAGTATACCGACAAGCAGGGGAACAACCGCACCGCAACGGAAATCATGGCGAACAAGGTTGACTTCTGCGGTGGCAAGTCTGACAGCAAACCCGCCGATCGGGCGCAGGATGCACCGCAGAACTACTCTCAGGGCAACACGGATGACTTCTCTGTGATTGACGACAGTTCTGATCTCCCTTTTGACTAACGGTTACGCTACCGGGACAAAAGGCGAGAAAGGAACACTATGTTTTACCGTCCGAAAGTAGTTCGATGCCGCCTGAAAACTGGCGGGAAAAGCATCGAACAAATCAAAGAATTTCACAAGGGGCAAGGGCTGGTTTATCGGGATTTTGAAAGTCTCCAACAGATGTACGATGTTTTTTCTGGATTGATTGTTGAACTGTCCCTTTGGGAGTATGACAACCACGAAAGCTATCATCTCGAAAGCTGGAAGCCAGAAGATGATGAAAAAGTTATGATGGGCGTTTATTACGCAGAGCAAACGCATCCATTCCCTCGATACAAGAACGATTTTGAAAAATTCAAAGTGGACTGGGAAGCAAAGAAATATGAATGCGAAGGCGCATCTCTTGTTTTTGAGCCAGCAGATGTTGAAGAACTCGAAACTATATGCGAAGAAGTCCCTTCGTCTTGACCGCCTACCTTATATAAGAGCTGCACTATCTGGCTGAACGGGCGTTTGGAAAAATGATTACTTGTTGTCTCAACTGCACATCACGCTGCACAGCTTGCCACGACACTTGCGAGAAGTACAAGGCAGAGAAAAAAGACTTCGAGGAGCGCAAGGCGTTCGTGCATGAGCTGAACAACAGCCAGAGCGTGTACCACCGCAATTACGAGGACAAGCACCGGGAAAAAGGGAAGAAACAGTTTCTCGGAAGTGAATTTAGAGGTGAACGAGGATGATTTGTAAAGCAAACAATCTTGAGGAAAACACGCTTGAAGTTGTGCTTCCTGTTGGTTCGGACAAAATTTTTGAGAATGTACGTCGTGTTTCTGTAAAGACGTGCGATAGCAATTTGGAAAAATTTTTTCCTGAGGAAGCGTTTGGGGCGGATGCGTGGATAAGAGTTGAAGACGAAAAGCCGGAATACGATGAACCTCTCTTGATTGTGGTTGTAAGACCTAACGGAGAATGCTTTAGAGACATCGGATGGCTTGACAGCAAAACAAAGGAATGGAACAGGACATACCAATTAGCCGACGACACGGTTACGCATTGGATGTATCTTCCCGGCTTTCCGGATTTTGAATCATGAACACCGGAAAGCAGTTTGAATCAGACTTCAAAGCATCCGTCCCATCCGATGCGTGGTGCTACCGGCTGAAGGACAGTGCTGCTACCTATTACGGCGGCAACGAGAACCTGTCCTTCTCCATCGACAACATCTGCGACTTTCTTGTGTACCGATATCCGATGAACCACCTATTTGAGCTGAAAACCATTGAAACGCCCTCTATTCCTCTGGAAAAGGTGTTCGGCAAGTACGACAAGGTAAAGTGCAAATACCGCAAGGAAAAACACATCACTGACATGGTGGATGCAATGGGGTACAGCGGTCAGACCGCCCATGTGATAGTAAATTACCGGGCGGTCAACCGCACCTTTGCAATCCCTGCCAGCAAGGTTTTGACGTTCCGCTACAACGAGAGCCGCAAGAGCATCCCTTGGCAGTGGGCGGAACAAGAGGGGATAGAGGTCAAAGCAAAAAGGCTGCGTGTCCATTGGCGGTATGACGTGGATGCACTGTTAAAAAGATTGGAGAGAGAAAATGAGCATCGAGGTTGCAATTTGTGACCGTTGCGGAGAGTGCTTTTCGTGGCACGGAGAAACAGACGGAATCCGAAAAATCAAAATCAAAGAGCGTGGATACGAGTGCTCGCCTGACAGGTCGTTCGTTCTTTGCCCCTCTTGCATGGCTGCACTTAACAACTGGCTAAAAGGAGAACAGAAATGAGTAAGAAAGTTTCAGACATCCTGCCCAAGACGGAAATCTTGGCACAGTTGGCAGAAGAAGCGTCCGAACTGGCACAGGCAGCGTTGAAACTGCGCCGTGCGCTGGATGGAACGAACCCGACACCGAAGAGCGTTGAAGAATGCCGAAAGGCGTTTGAAGAGGAATACGCAGATGTTATGGTGTGCATGGTTGCGCTTGGTGCTTCGGATGAAAGAAAAGCGCATGAGCGAATTGAAATTATTGCAAGTGAAAAATACTACCGTTGGCTCCATCGCCTTCAAGATAAGGAGCAGTCGGATGAATAAATTCGGGAACTGCCCTTTGTGCGGCAAACAGGTCAAGCCGACCAACCTCCGCAAAATCGCACGACAGAACCAGTTGTACGGATTCCGCATAGCTCTGGATGGCATCGCTGCCACATGGGGCGCACTGATTCAGAACCTTCGGTGCGATGCAGACCTAACCGATGAACAGGTGCAGAAAATCATCCGCATTGGTGACAGGTACTGGGAGATGGTCGGCAAGTTCAAAGAAGAGGACATGACCCCTGACGAGTTTGCGGATTACATCACCGCAAAGTCCGGCGAGTGCGAGAAACGGTTAAGGGAGATGTGCACATGAGCGTTAAACCTGAAATGATTCGAGATGAATTTTTTAATGATTGGTATCTCGGATGTCCAATTTGCAAAACAAGAATCGGATTTCCGATGATGAAAAATCCGATGGATTACAAACCAAAGTGCTGTGTTGTGTGCAAAGCGGAATTTGATTGGTCTGGAGCAGAGAAGAAAGGTTTGAAATAAGGGAGATGTGGAGCTAATGGCAATGTTGTCGGTAGAGGACATTTCGGAGATTACTTCAAGAAATCCGAAGTTTTGTCGCATTAAAAGAGCCACGTTCACTTGCGACTTCTGCACCACTAGCGTCGATGTGTGCGATGAACGTATTGCAACTACTCTAGCGGATAGCGGAAAAACTCCTAGTTGCCCGATTTGCGGAAAGAAAACCATATGCAGTCTATATGAGTTTCAATCGCACGAAAATCCAAACATCATAGAGGATGTTAGATGGAGGTAACAATGTTTGAATTTGTAACCCGCTGGCTGGTCTGCTTAGTCCTGCTGGCGGTAGTAGTTCAGTCTGAACGGACAATCAAGAACATGGCGAACAGCCTGTTTGAGGAACGGCAGGCAATGCTCGTCTGGCTGTTCGTCAACGTGTGTCTGGCCGTTTGTACGGCAATTATGATGGGGCGGAAATGATGATTCAGGAAATTAACATGGTAGGGCGTGAAAGACTGGCTTTTCTGTATGGTCTTTATAGCGGCTGTGCGGAATCCGAAACTGAGCTTAACGCCAAAGGCATTTATCAGAAAATTGCTTCCGAGTTAGCTTGGTGTTTGGGATTCAACGATAACGACAGCAAATGTTATGAGATGAACGGGGAATAACCAATAGATAATGAACTTTACTGTCCGATGAAGATGACCAGCAATCCGCTTGGTCGGTGCATCTGTGAGAAAGAAAAGTGCGCTTGGTGGCGGCAGTTGGACGGTTGCTGTGCAGTCTGGTGGATTGCAACCGAGCTGGATAAAATCGAAACGAAAATGAAGAGGTGAGAACATGATTATGAATGAATGGATTAGTGTACATGACCGATTGCCGGAAATCGGTGTTAGGGTTCTCGTTTTTGAGAAGAACACGGTAAACGAGAACATGGTTTTTACAAACGAAGAAAATGTTGAAGTGTGCAGAAGAGCTTTTATGTGCGCCAGTGGATGGGTAGATGATGCCGGATTTGCGTTGGACGATAGACCGTATAACGTAGAAATTACACACTGGACACCATTGCCTTGTGCTCCGGGCAAGGAGTAAAAATGAAAGACTGGATTGCGATTGATAGCAGAACACCAGAAAAATCTGGCGCATATTTAGTTGTCGCTCAAGGGCTTTCTGTTAGATTTGTTGATAGGGCGTTTTACGATGTAGAAACGAACATTTGGAAACGCCGATCTTATTTATCGTCAAAAACATGGAGCGTTACGCATTGGATGCCCCTTCCTGAACTGCCAAAGGAGGTCTGATACATGGCAACACCCCCGAAGCGTGGTCGTGGCAGACCACCGCTGACCGAAGCTGAAAAGAAAAAGCGTGAGAAGCGAGCGCAAAAGGCAAAAGAAGAAGCCGCTGCGAAGCGTGAAAAAGAGCGAGAGAAGAAGCGAATACAGAACCTCAACAAGAACAAGAGCATCCGATCACAGGTCAGTAAGAAGGTAAAGGAGCAACAGGCGTTGGCTATCGAAAAGCTGAAGATGATGAACACAGGCGATTTGCAGTCAAGAATCGGTAACGAAGAGGACAAGAAGGTCGTTGGCATGATTGCAGCCAAGTATTTTGGCGACCTTCCGAGCGTGGACATGAACAACCCGATTGAAGTGCAGCAGCGTCTTGATTTCTTCTTTGACGCTTGCATCGAAGCCAGAATCTCCCCTGTGGTGGAATGGATTGCGCTGGTGCTTGGCATCGAATGGCCTAGCCTGAGACAGATTATGACAGGCAAACGCCGTGACGACAGCTTGCAGCAGAAATACATCCTCAAGTTGATTCTGCAAATGCAGTCCATGTGGGCGTATAACGGTATGTACGGTCAGGAAAATCCGGCAGAGTGGATTTTCCGAGCCAAGAACTACTTTGGTATGCGTGACAACGTGGAAGTCACCGTTGCGCCGCCTGAACAGCCGTTGGGCGATGCCCAGAGCGCAGAGCAGCTCGCACAGAAGTACCAGACGGCTTTGCCGAAGGGGATTGACGTGGAGTACAGAGAGGTAACGGAAAATGAAACAACGGTTGGTTGACTTCTCCGACCCGATTCTGTCAGCGGCGCTGTTTATTTTGCTGAAAGACCGTACGACCGGCAAAAACATCATCTGGGCGACAGACCCGCCGCCTGAGCTTGGCGTTGGCTTTGCAGATGAAATCACGTTAGAACAAATCAAGAAATTCCCGCCAGTGCCACGAGTTCTCAAGCGTCTGGATGAGCAGAAGAAGAGAACCAAAGCAAAAGCAGAGGTTTTCACTCCTTCTTGGGTCTGCGAAAAGATGATAGACATGGGCGAAGAAAACGGTGCGATGCCCGATATGAAGAAAGAGCCTATCAAGTACATCCATTCGACAGTCCTTGAAATCACCTGCGGAGAAGCACCATTCCTTGTGAACCGATACGACACGGTAACAGGCAAAAAGATTCCAGTACCAAAACGGAAAGGACTGTTTGACAGCAAACTGAAATGTGTAAACAACTGGTTTGATTGGAATGTCTGGACATGGCACGATGTGGCAGAGGACGCAGCGACGACTACATACGGCTATGAGTGGCAGGGTGACAGCCTGTTGCTTGCAAGAGCAAATATGCTCCTGACATGGCGAGAGAACTTTAAGTGGCTGTTCGGCATAGAGCCTGACGCTGGGAAGGTTCGCAACATGGCTGCTATCATCTCATGGAACATCTGGCAGATGGATGGGCTAAAAAAGACCGTGCCAGGCACGGACATTCCGTGCAAAATCAAAGACTGGAAAGATGACAAAGAAGTCTTGTTCAAGAACGTTGGGGAGGATGACTAATGCAGACTGACAGAGGAATCTACCACAAGCGAGTATGCGACCGCTGCGGAGCAGTTCTTGGCGGCAGGATGATGAACCCTGACGAATACTTCAAGGGCTGGGCATGGCGCAGGGACACCGGCGACCTGTGCCCGGAGTGCTATGAGGAGTATAAGCGAGTGATCGGGCGGTTCAATGCCAACAGAAGGAGGAAAAAATGAGAATTAACGGCATGATGTTTGTTTGCAACAGATGCGGAAAACAAACGTTCGCAGAACGGTATAACGATGGCGAGTTCGATTGGAAAGCGTTACAAGGTTGGGAAACTGGTTTGGGAAGCTTTTTTAGCGTTGGAGAACTGTGTCCTGAATGCCGTGAAGAATACGGAAAGCTGATGCAAAAATTCATGGGAGATAAAAAATGAGTTTTTATTGCACCACCGAACATTGCTCTTGCATGGGCATCGAGCAGTTCTCTGCTGGCAAGGCTATCCGCTATACGGCAGAATCCTGTAAGAACAAATCCGAGCCGTCCTGTGGCTCTTGCAAATGGTACGCAGAGCCGGAGGGCGTGTGTGTGAACGATCAGTCAGAACACGTTGCAGACTTCGTGTGGGATGAACGTGGATGCAAGGAATGGGAGAAGAAAGATGAAACGTCAGCAGACCTATAAAGGGCTTATTGGCAAGGGATGGTACGACCAAAGCGAATTTAGCCATAGATACGCTTGCTGGGCAAACCACCGCAACAACTGGGCTATCCGAAAGGCTGACAACCGCAAGCTGGCAAAGGCGAGACTAAAGCAGATTGAACGCCAGCAAATCAGAAAGGAACTGGAAGAGTATGACAACGGGAGAGAAAATCAGGAAGCGTAGGCTTGAACTGAAAAATGTGAGTGAGGGAATAAAGCTCGGCAACGGTATTCTGCTGGATAGCAAAGGACAGCTTCTATGTCGTACCGTGGACAAGTCCTGCTCCAACTGTAAATGGCACGACGGATTCTCTTGGGTCTGTTACAACGGTCTGTCGGAGCGCAGAGCTGATTTTACAGACCCGGAAGATGTGTGCAAAGAATGGGAGAAAAGAGAAAATGAGCTATGATATTTCACTGTGCGACCATGTAACGCATAAACCGCTCAAAGCGGATAGTACGCATTTTATCGCTGGTGGTATGCGCGCTATGGGCGGAACGAAAGAACTGTGGCTCAACGTCACTTATAATTACAGTCACTTCTATTATCAACCGGAAGTGTTTGGTGAGGGCGGCATCCGCTCCATCTATGGCAAAACAGGCGCAGAGAGCATCCCGATGCTTGAAAAGGCCATCTCCGCACTAGGTGACGATGTAGACGATAGCGACTACTGGCACGCCACAGAGGGCAACGCCAAACGCGCCTTGTACGGTTTGCTTGCATTTGCGAAAATGCGTCCTGACGGCGTGTGGGATGGAGATTGAAGGGAGAAAGGGCAATGCCGATATATGAAGTTGCTTTAGGAATCGTTTTGACAACGATGGTTGGCATATTGTTTGTATCTCCCATTTATCTGTTTGAACGATATATCCTTTGGGACACTTTGGATGAATATATTGACAGCACTGTTATCAAGGTTGTTACTTGTGCGGTTATCAATGTTGCTATTTTCTTAATTGGATATGTAGTCGTTCTTGCTACTGCGGGGTATAAAAATGGCTAACACCATTTGGCATCCAGCAAGCGAACAGCCACGAGAGCGGACGCAACCTTTGTTGCTTGCAACTAAGGAAACGTGGCGTGATAAAGATGGAAAAATGTTGCAAGGCTTCTCGCCGACAGCGTACTTTCTCGGCTGTTACGCAGACGGTCAGTTCTGGGACGAGATAGGCGAGAGACTGCCGGAAGGTGTGATGGTGACGCATTGGATGGCGTTTCCGATGGTATAGGAGGGCTTATGGAAAACAATATCGTTATTACGCAAGATATGATTGACTCGTTTGCGGCTGCCATGCGAGAAGCGTACAGAGCATACGGAGATGATGAGGAGCGTGTACATGGCGTGATGGATGGTATTATGTGTGGTACCTTAGACAGGCTTGGCTTTACAGAAGGCGTGGAAATCTTTAACGAAGCACCGAAATGGTATGCGTAAGGAGCAGTAAACATGGCGAACAAGAAGTTTGGCATCATCATTATGGACTTGAGCCTTTTTGACTTCGGGCCGAAGCCGCCTTGTGGATACATTAAGGCGAAGCATATCCGCCCAGCATACGGCAAAGGCACAAAACCTGTCAAGGCGCATAAGCGAATCACGAGAACAAGAGAGGGATTTAGAAAGTGAAAAACTTGTCAAAGAAGCACCTGAAACAGATTTACAGGCGCAGAAACAATTTCACTATACTGAGCCGGTTCTTCCGTTCTGCACCAAGTAATCGAGATGATTACAGCAAGATGATGGACTGGCGTTGGAGCATGTGTACGAACGTCTACTACATGATTCCGGGTGAGAAAATCAAGAGAAGGAGCAAAAGGACATGAGCATGGACGAAAAGGGTAAAAAAATGGAAGAACTCAAGAGATGCCCGTTCTGCGGCAAGAACGCAGTTTACATTGGCGTGTGCGATGATGAAGGCAACTTTCATGGTCGTTTGGGATGCGAGTACGAACAAGACCCGTGGAGCGGGCTTTCTTATGACTTGCATCACGAAGGATGGGGCAAATGTATCCTTTGCACGGATGGAGACAATCAAAGCATGGGTGGCGCACTGTTTGACACGGCAGAGGATGCTGTCGAAGCATGGAACAAACGCTACAAAGAGGACTGAATATGGATCAGCAACACAAGCCGAGAACATCAATGATTCTTCTGTTGGAACACGTCCATGCTATGGACGAATTGACGGACGAGGAATTTGGAGCGTTCGTCCGCAACTATGCACAATACGTTGAGACCAGACTTGAGCCAGCATACGACAACGACCGTGCTATGCGGATGCTTTGGAAAGTTGTTAAGGCGTTTGATGATATGAACGTGCAGAAAATGGAAGAACGTGATAAGCGTAGACGAGAAGCAAACAAGAAAAATATAAACAAGCGTTGGAATGATAAAAAATACGAAAGCATACCAATGGTATCGCAGGATACGAATGGTATAAATAGTATACCAAACATACCAACTGATACGAATGGTAGCTTATCTGTATCTGATTCTGTATCTGAATCTGATAAAAAAGAAAAATGTGAAAAGAAAAATACCAACGAAGTCAAACGCTTCAAAGCACCGACTGCCGAGCAAGCAAGAGAATACTTTTCCGAGAAGGGCTACATAGAATCGGAAGCAGAGCGGTTTGTTGACCATTTCACGGCAAATGGTTGGAAGGTCGGCAAATCGCCTATGAAGGACTGGAAAGCCGCTGCACGAAACTGGATGCGTAACGTAAAGGACTGGAACGGTGGCTATCAGCAGACAATGGCTGAATTGCCTGACGAGGGAGACTTTCTGCGGTGAATATTGAAAATCAGATTCAATACATCCTGCTGGGAGCAGTCCTCACGTTCTCGGAATACGCCGATGTGCTACAAGACCTTAAAATCGACGATTTTTGTCCAGAACTGCGTGATACATTCGCTGCCATTCTTGGCTATTGGGAACACAATGACAAGTGGAACCCGGTAGAAGTCATGGGCCGGTACGATAACTGCAAGAAAGCTATGGGCGAATGCCTAGATGCCTTTGGTGCAGAGTTCATCCGCAACGTCACCCATGACATGATGCAGGGCTGGGCTAGAATCGTCAAGGAACAGGCAGCATTGACCAGAGCCAGAGGGCTTGCTTTCAAAATCGTTGATGGCTCGACCCGATACGCAGACTTGACGGGCATCTATGAGCAGCTAGGCGAAGCTATCAACCTGCACAGCGAGAGAAGCGATTTCATCCCGATGTGCGATGGTATAGACAATTACATCCGCAAGCTGGATGATAAGCCGGAGTATATCAGCACAGGGCTCAGAGTGCTGGATAACAACTTGCATCTTGTGCCGGGCAACTTCGTTGTGATCGGCGGCAGACCGTCTGCTGGTAAGACCGCTCTGTCACTGCAACTTGCCTGTGAAATAGCCAAGAGCGGACGCAAGGTGGCGTATTTCAGCCTAGAGACTGACCCAGACACGCTCTACGCTCGTATCATCGCAAACCAGCTAGGCGTACCGCTGCACACAGTCAAAAACAAAACAGTCAGCATTAACGAGCTTGACCGACTGGCAGCTATCAAGAAATATCCGCTATTCGTCCGTTCTGCTGCTGGTAAGAGCGTTGGGTGGATTAGAACGCAGTCCATCAGGATGCAGGCAAAAGTGGTGTTCATCGACTATTTGCAGCTTATCCATCAAGCCGGAGCGAAAGACCGATACAGTGCCGTCACGGAAATCAGCATAGCACTGCATGAGTTCGCACAGTCCACGGGAACGCTGGTGGTGGCACTGGCGCAGCTCAATCGAGAGACCGCAAGAGCGGGCATCCCACCGACCGCCGCAGACCTACGAGAGAGCGGACAGATCGAGCAGGACGCAGATGCGATCATCTTGCTGGCACAGAAAGTGAAAACGCAAAAGAGACCAGAAGAGCATTATCACTTTGCGCTTGAGAAGAACAAAGAGGGCAACGTAGGCTCACTGGACATCACGTTTCAGATGGAGACACAGCAGTTCAAAGAATGTGTGTGGATGTAACATCGCTTCTGCGCTCCAATTATTACAGTAGAATAGGCAAGAAAAACAGATAACAGGGTCAGGGCGATAAAGTTATCGTCTGAACCCAATAAATATTTTTCGCTACACAAAATACAGGAGAAAAACAGCTATGGCGCTTACAAACATCGAACGTGAGACTATCATCAACTTCAACGCAGCGGAAGATACCGCAGAAATCTACACGGCAGACCCGGTTTACATTCGCAAGCTGGACAAGCTCTGTGAGCAGTTCCCCGATACATACAAGTTTATGGCGGAGCTGTCTGCCAAGCGGTGCAAGGAATCTAAGACCTATTCGATGCCGAAACGTCTTGTGAAGTTCCGACCGCCTGTCACTCGTGAGATCAGCGAAGAGCAGCGTGAAGCACTGGCAGAGCGTTTGCGTAAGGCAAGAGAAGCCAAGAATATCTAATCTTAGCTCGCGCGGCTACAAAACTACTGTATCAGAAAGCATGGAATGGTGTCAGGTGGTAAAACTACCCTCTGCGACTAATCCGTGCTTTTTTCTCTTGTTATTTATCAGGAGAAAACGGCAAGGTCTGAATTTGAGAAAGAATCGTCTAATCGCATGGCAAAGTGAGACGGAAGCAAAGAATGACTGCGACTATCGGAAAGATGCGTTTGAATGCAAATGAATGCACTTGTATGCGTTTGCATCCAATCTTCCCCCCTTTCTTCCCCCTCTTTCCCCTATAACCCCTATTACCTCCTATAATCCCCTTAACTTCCCCCTCAAACAAATAAATTGTTTGAGGCCCCCACGCAAAAATGGTGCGACAACTGCGACAACCGGAAACGACAATCGGATGTTTTGCAAAGGTTCTTTCTCCCTACAACCCTCTATCTCCAAAAGCCAGACCGTTAGCCAGTAGAGCATACCATAGGAAAGAACTAGCGTGAGGTTCGGACTGGTGGACAGTCTACGACTATTTCGCATGGAGAATTGACTTCATTTTGTAGTCGGTTTGATATGTACAAATGTTGCATATACTATTCCTAGCAGAATGCTATGGATTGAACGATATACCATAGCGTGTTACTGGGAATTAAATCGAGCAGGAACAAACCGAATCGGATGATACGACTATTTCAGCAGAATAATCCCTAGATAGTTACTAGGATATATAAGCGTATATTATAATAAGTACTGTTGGCATACGAATTTGGTATGGCTAGATGAGAATAAAATTGACAGGTGTCTTGACATATATTGATTTTGGGGGTGGTCGGATGGCTTATCGACTATCGCGCCTCTCTTTTCCTAAAAGGCAAACGACTATTTCACACAAAAATTACACGACTATTTGACGGCAATTCGCAAGAAAACGCTACGACTATTGATCTACGACTATCAGCGGACTGCTTGTTACTATACGATATATAGGACTTTCAAAAGCTAGTCATCTGACGACTTTACGACTATCCCACGACTATCCGCCGGGAGAAACTACGACTATTCCAGAAGCTGTTACGACTATTCCAGCCGGAACGCTGCGACTATTTCTGACCTCTATTGGCTATCGGGCGAAAGCCCGAAAAGAGAAGTGGCGGCAAGCCGCCAGTAGTTCCGCCCGCCCGCCGCGCTTCTGCTGCTGGACCGCCCCGCCGGGTGCAGGGTGCGCCCTGACTGCTGACCCGGTGCCAGACTGCAAGCCGCCGGGCTGACCCTGTACAGGTGGAGACGCTGCACCCCTCAGCAGGTGCGCCGGGTGCAGCACTTGCCATCGATCCACACACAGTAGGAGCTGACCCCACCGGGCTGGCATGGTCTGTGATATGCTGCACTGTCTGGCATGAATCCATAACAGGGGGGCAGCGGTGCGCCCTTATATACATTATTATAATAGGCTGTCTGTGCTGGTCTGTACAGCGTCCGGCGTGGCGGTGGTATCTGGTATTGGCGGAGGTGTAGCGCTTGACGGTATGCTTTCCAGCGTGGCGTAGTTGGCGTATAGGCGGCTTGTGTGACTGCTGTATTGTGCGCGCTGAAATGGGTAAAATCAACGGAAACGCCGCTGTAAAGCCTTGTAAACGGTTTTGGCTCTGTGACAGTATAATTGCACGGACGACAGAAAAGCCACTGTAAACGCTTGCGTGTGGCTGATACGCCGCCGGGCAAAATAAAAGCCCTGCACCCTCAGCAGGTGCAAGGCAAAAGAAAAGCCCGGCCATTTCTGACCGGGTGGAATGCTTCTTATTTGGACGCCTTAAACAGCGCTGAGAAAAACCAAAAGATGAACAGGATGCAAGATAGCATCATGCGTGCACCTCCAGTCTAACGCCAAAATTGGTAAAGGTGCGACGCTGTGAGATTGTAACAAGGTCAAGCCCTTCCGTGCTGATACCATAACGGGCGCACTCTTTGGCCGTGTACAGTTCGCCGCCGATTAAATACCGCTTGACCTTGCCGCAATATGCGCCAGCGGACACAACCGCCCGCCCGTCAAGCCCTGCCGGAACACGATAATATAACATAATTTGCGCCCCCTTATACCACACTAAAACGCTTGTAGGTGGTCTTGCTGCTACACTCTGCATACACATCCGGGTGCAGCGTCTTGAGTAGCTTGCTATCTAGCCGGACACTCTGCACATCTTTGTAAATGGCTTTTGCCGTACCCTGCGCCATTTCCGGCGCACCTTGCATCATGCAGATAATATCTGCTTTAATGCTTTCGTTCATTGCTTCAAGCTCTTCTAAAAGCCGCTTGTTTTCTCGGTATTCGTTCACCTTTTCTTCAAACAACGTCATTTTTAGACCTCCTTATAATACAGGCCGTTGGCGCGGCAGATGGTGCGGATACGGTTGCAAGCTTGGTACAGCGCACGGGCTTGCACGTCAAGCCACGTTTCCCGGCTATTGGGCTTATACGCTCCGCCGTGTTTACGCTTGAGTTCGGACGGGGTGCAAACGCGGGCGGCAATATCGGCATCATAGCAGAGGGAGCAACCGCCATTGCTGTACTGCTCCCAGCAGCTTGCACCGTTGAGCGCCCACCGCTCAAGCTCTGCACCGTCAAGGGGCAAGCGCTCCATGTTGTCCGCGCCCTCCTGCACATCGTCCAACAGATCGAGTGCGTACAGCGTGACGGCCTTATCCCATACGCTGCGATCGTGGCGGGCGTTGAGTTCGGCGCGGATGGTATCGGCAAGTGCGGCGTAGTCTGGGGCGGCAGGGGCGGCGGGGGCGTTGTCCTGTTCTGCTGCTGCCTGCTCCATCTCGCCAAGAATCGCAAGAGCCTTGCTGTAGTCCTCTTTACGCTCCTCGCAGCACTTGTTGTCGGTAATATAGCCGTTGAGCTCTGCGCGGAAATCTTGCTCCCAGTTGGTGCAGTCCGCACGAGGTGCCCCGTTTTCGTCGAGGTTGAAATCCTCTTCAAGGATGATTGCAGCAAAGAGGCCTTCCGCCCACAGGCGTTCCCAGTACTTTGTAATATCGATTTTCATGGTTTTTGTCCTCCTGTTTTGGTTCAATGTGGTTGTGCTCATTTATTTCTGAGCTTGTCTATATTATATCATTTATATCTGAGTAGTCAAGGGCTTTACACAAAAAAATACAGATATAAATGAGTATAAATATAGCGTCCGAAATTGTACACTTTGCTGGACACGCTGCACACCCTCCAGCGTCCGCCGCTGGCACGATCGTCTCCTGATATCGTGTGCAGACCGGTGCAACGTGTCAAGCATCTGGGCGCGTTAGTGCGCCGTGTTTTGTATGGTCTGCGCTTGCATCTGGTACGGCCTGCGCTGTGCAGTTTGTCCGGGTGCGCTGGGGGCTGGGGTCTCCACCTCTGGGGTATATGGGGAGAGCCCGGGGTGGGGCGGTCGCCCCCTCTCGTAGAAAAAATTCAAAAAAGGCGTTTCTCTTACCAACACCCACCCCACCTTCACAAACCAAACCCTATCTGATTGTGCAAGTCTCCAAAAATTCCGAAAAAAACAAAAAGACCCCTTACGGAGCCATTGAATGTGTTATACTGGCAAAGGAAAGGTGGAATTAAAAATGCAAACGTTCAGTGGAATCATGCTGCTTGCTGGATTTATTCTAAGTGTGTGTTGTATCATCAATGCACTTAGAGGAAAAGGGAACAGTAAGTTCTGGTGCGGGTCTATCGCTTGTTATATTTGCTTTGGTATATTCTACGGAATCTATCAAAAAGATGGCAGAGACTTTGGAATCGGCTGTACGCTGGCCTTTGTAGCATACGGCGTAAAGATTATCTGGAATCTCCTGAAGTCGATTGTTAAGCACGAAAAGTATTCAGCGAAGAAAGACTTGATTGCTTTAGTTGTGTGCTTAGTGCTAGTTGTTGTTGGCATGAATCTTCCGTATGACAAGGAGCTGGAAGCAGAACGCGCGGCGGCTTCCGAAGAAAAAGTAGCATCTGAAGCCTTAGCTGCATCTATCAAAGCAGCGGAAGAAGCAAAATCTGCATCCGCAGAGCAGCAAGCTGAAAGTGAATCCGTATCTGAAAGCCAGTCTGAGCCCGAAGTTGAGAGCGAACCTCAGCCCGAGAGCGAACCTATCCATGTTGAAACGGAAGAAGAATACAAAGCATCTTGCGGAACCGTAGGCTACAAGGATTTATGCCGCTACCCGGAAAAGTACGCTGGAACAAGAATTGTAATCAAGGCAAAGGTACAGCAGATTATGGATGCTTCTCTTTTCAGCAGCGACAAGGCATGGCGCGTTCAGGATAACGAAGATGGGTATGATATGTACCTTGGAAACGAATACTATGCTGTTGATAAAAGGGAGAGCGGCTCTGTAAAGATTCTTCAAGACGACATTGTTACAATCTACGGAGAATTTACCGGGACAGCTGAAGTCACAAGAGCATTGACAATGACAAAAGATGAAATCCCTCGCATTGAAGTAAAGTACGCAGACCTTGTGGATGAATAAGGAGAACATAATGGAAAACAAAACGCCTAAGAGCGATTTGATTCCTTGCGAACACTGCGGTCACATGATTTCAAAAACGGCTAAGACCTGCCCTGAATGTGGCGGCAAAAACAGAAAATATATAAGCGCTGGCAAAGTTGTGCTTATAGTTGTCATGCTTATTATTTTTGCTTACCTTGAATTTATGCTTTCCGCTTCGTTCGCAGCGGGTTAATCTAAACGAAAAAAGCCAGCGGCTAGATGTTCTCTAACCACTGGCTTTTCTTATAGGCTGTTTACTTTACAATTTCACCGTGATAGGGATGGTACTCAACATTGGGCAAGGGCATCCAATACTTCACATCGTGCATGATGCACTTGTTGCCCCGGAGCAGAACCGGCTCGATCTCGCCGTTTTCGTCCGGTTCAAAGGAAAGCTGACCACTATCGACAACCTTTCCGTCACAAGCGATAACAGGCTCGTGGACGCACTCGCCGTAGTCAACGGCGCGCCAGAGCTTCAGCATGGTCTCGAAAGCGTAGTTGAGGTATTCCCCCATATCCTGAATCTTATCTGCGGTAAGCATAGTTATTCTCCTTTCACATGGGCATCTGGGTCTGGCCGTTTGTGACCTGAACCAACATAACGGAGTTCGCACACGGTCTCCACTTCTTGATGTACTCGACAGCTTCATCAAACCGCTTCTTCGGCACGTTGTTTCTGCTGTTTACATTGAACCAGTCCTGAATGTCTCGGTTGCATTCCATGAACAGCTTTTGAGAGACGCTGCGGCTCTTGTAGGCCGGGCTGTCCATGCCGCCAAGAGCGTTGATGACTACCGTGTTCACGACACGCTTCAACACACGCTGCTGGTTGTAGTCGATGGTCATAGTGTTCTCAAGAGCGGAAATGCGCTGCTCCTGCTTCATGGTGCGCTGGTCAATCACAAGGATTGCTTGCAGCTCCTTAGAAAGCCCTGCGAACTGGTTGACAGACACATTCTTCTCAAGGTCGATCAGCTTCTGGCGAATCTCCATACCCTCAGGTGTCCGCTGAATCATTGCAATGTGCTTTGCCATGTCCAGCTTGATGATGTGGTCGATTTGAACCTGTGGCATTTTACGCCCATCTTCACGGTGAACATTTTTGTTCTCCGTAAAATAGTCCGTTCCATCGACAAACCCGTATTCCACCATACGGGGAAACCAGATGTGATAAGGGGTCTTGATTTTGAGCTTTTCGTGCAGTTCCCGACCCAGCACTACCTTTTCGCCAGTGTCGGTATCATACACAGGGATAACATCTTCGGAGAAGATACGGATGTTTTCAAGGCTATTATTCATAAAATTTTATCCTTATGTCTTGCGAGAGCAAGCCATCTTTGGTATAATAACCCAAAGAGGGTCTATACTCTCTGGATGTGTTATGATACGTTCGCTGCGGTCGCCAAACTTTAGCGAGCGTATCATTTTTCGTTTTCATTGGTCTCCGGGATTGGATGCACTTCAAAGAATGTGTCACGGATGGCTGCTGCCTGTGCGACCTTGTGTTCGGTGCAATAGGCTTTCAGCCACTGGAATTGCCGTTCGGTCAGTGCAACAGTGAACGTGTGATTGTGCCGTTCGAGATAAGGACTGTACATAAACTCACCTCCCTTCATGTAGGTGCAACCAGTATATGCAATATGTTGTGGTTTGTCAATTACGCAAACGCTTAATGTAGTACTGGTATCTGTACAAAATCCAAAAGTTTGTAGACTTGCACAAAATTTAACTGTTGTTTTTGGCTGCTCCGGCTTCGTACCCTGCCCGGTAGTTCAGCTCGGACAGCTTGCCCAGCGCTTCTGCGTACTCCCTGTCCTCGCTGGTCGGCTCCTTGCCGTGTGTGAGGGTTTTTAGAAATTCTTCGGTTGTCGTAGGAAAGTTCATGTTTTTTGCTCCTTTCTATTGCAGAAGCGGTCTGCTTCTGCTATAATAATTGACAGAAACCGAGACTGCGCCCTTGGTTGCGCAGCTTCTGTTTTGTGGTGGAATAGGTCGTCAGTACTACTTTGGACGGTTGGGCTGGCGGCCTATTTTTTATGCCACAAAGGATAAATCTACCGTTGCTGGCTGATTCATCGTGTGTTCTGCTGCCTTAGATTATAGACGCTTGGTATATAGTTGTCAACAGCCCAATTTGTATAATTTGTACGTTAAAACACGTTTTAGTGTACATTTTTGATAGTGGTTTTGACACTTTAATGTGTTAGAATTGGGGAGGAAATTTATAGTAAAACTTGATAATACGATAATTATACAAGCTGTAAACTAACACGAAAAAGTGTTGATGAAAAATTGACCCTATTGATAGTAAACATTTAATTTTTTACTCTTGACAGTCATATATATCTGAGTTATAATTGGTTCAGAGAAAGGAAGATGCAAAATGAGGGCAGGAGAAATTGTTTCTGAAATCATGAAATCTCAAAATGTCAAGGTTTCAGATATGTGCTATAAACTAAAAATCAAATCGAATGTTTTTTGCAATCGGCTTGTTCAAAAAAACATGAGTGTGAAAGTTTTAGACGAAATGCTGAGAATCCTTGATTATAAAATTATGGTGGTTCCTAGAGGAACTAAAGTTGATGGCGGATATGATGTTGAGTAAAACGAATTGGGCGGAGGTGTGACATGCAATACTTCTTAGCTAGAGTGTCTAGTAAGGAACAAAGTCTTGCAAGACAGCTTAAAATCGCACGAGATCGGTTTGACATCCCGGACGAGAACGTATTTTGTGATAAAATGACAGGCAGTAGCTTTGATCGCCCGCAATATAAACGATTAAAAGAGACTGTCAAGGCTGGGGATGAGGTCATTGTTAAGGAATTTGACCGATTCGGGCGTGACAAAGACGAGATGAAGCGAGAACTTCAGTGGTTTAAAGAAAAAGGCGTGATTGTTCGCATCCTTGACATTCCAACTACGCTGATTGATTTTCAAGACCAGACATGGGTGCTGGAAATGGTGAACAACATCCTTATTGAAGTTTTGGGCGCAGTAGCTGAACAGGAGCGCAAGAAAACCAAGCAGCGTCAGGCAGAGGGTATAGCTGCTATGCCCATTGTTGACGGCAAGCGAGTGTCAGCCAGAACAGGCCGTAGCTTCGGCAGACAGGAAAAGCAAGTTGACGAGCAGCAGTTTGAAAGCCTATTAAAACAACAGAAAAAAGGCGAAATCACTGTAAAAGAGTGCTGCAAGCAGCTTGGCATAGGGAAATCCACTTGGTATGAGCGTGTCGAAAGATACGCAAATAAAAATAGCGGCAGCCCAACCACAAGCCACCGCTAAGAGTACACCAACTTCATCAAAACAGGAAAAAGAATGGTGCAACCACAGTATACCATTTTTTTCTCCAACAGGCAAGAGAAAAGGAGGACAACATGGAAAAGCAAAAACCGTTTTATTGGGATTTTATCAAAAAAGATGCAGATTTGACATTTCGTTCGGTTTTCGATTTTGTAAACTGCAAAGATTTTACTTCCTTTATGCTGGAATGCCAATCTAAGAAATGCAATGTTTTGTTTTATGATGAAAACATATTTTTTGATTTCAAGAAAGAAGGCCCTTCCGAAACGTTTAAGCGGCAAATGAGAGTTGCTCTTCTTACATTTATTTTGGAAAGCATTCCCGCAATAGCAGAAGATTATCTTGCGTATTTTAAGAAATACGCTGGATGGAAGAGCGATAAAACGTTTACTCCTACCTTAATCGAAAAGAAGGAAAGACTTGACCGCGAAACGTGGCTTGATGAGCAAGCGAACATTATTTGACCCGCCAGACATGGTGTCGGATTGCTGAACAGAACAGGCGAAAGGAGCAAGAGCCTATGGATAAGTGGAACAACAGAAACTCGTATGACTGGCTTGCGGGGGCAGTCGTTGGACTGCTTACCGGGTTCTTCATTGTGGTTGTGGTTGCGAGGTGCGTCATGTGATATTTTCAGCTGACATTGTCCGCAACTAAAATAAAACCGAATATTCAATTTTTGTGCAGTTGTAGGCACTCTTTACATTTTCAGGTAGGGGGTGCCTATTTTTTTATGCAGTCAAAACAGTGTATCGCCATCATTGACAGCATCAAAGCGTATGCAAAGCAGAATCCGACCGAAGCACAGGTCTATGAGGACTGGTTTCAGGCGGTCGTGAACCTTAGAGATGCTCTGCCGCAAGACAAGCGGTTCGATACCTACAAATACTCTGGTGAGCTGCGCTCTGTCTGTGCAGCCATGATGGGCAAGATGAAAACAAGCGAGGACGTGGCGAAGGTTTATGACATTATCAGCCGGACGTACCTGTTTGAAGCAAAAGATGTGTTCGACAGCTATTGCATTTATCTTGAATGGAATCGTGCGCCGGAGAAGAAGTTTTATCAGCCTAGACGCAGAGTGCTGAAAGTGCTAGCAGATGACCTAGAGGACTTGTTCTATAAGCGGATAGATTTCTTGGGGGTCAGTCTTCCGGCTCGCGTAGGTAAGAGTACGCTGTGCATTTTCTTTATCACATGGCTTATGGGCAACCGCCCGGACGTTGCATCGGTCATGAGCGGACATTCTGACAAGCTGACCAACGGCTTCTATGGTGAAGTTCTGTCTATTATCACTGACCCCGTTACCTATAACTGGGGCAAAATCTTCCCTGACGTTCAGCTTGTGGACAAGAGCGCAAAGGACGAAAGCGTTGACCTGAACCGAAAGAAGCGTTTTCCCACCCTGACTTGCCGCTCAATCGGCGGTACGCTGACTGGTGCTGTTGAAATTGGTGAGGGCGGTGTTCTGTACAGCGATGACTTGATCGAGGACTTGGAGGAAAGCCTGAACGTTGAGCGTCTGAACAACAAGTACGATGCCTACTTGAACCAGTTGAAAGACCGCAAAAAGCAGGGTGCATTGGAGCTGATGGTCGGTACACGCTGGAACGTGCTTGACCCTCTGGGGCGCATCCAGAACCAGTACGCAGACAATCCGAAGTATAGATTCCGGGTGATTCCTGCGGTGGACGAGAACGGACACAGCAACTTCAACTATGACTATGGCGTCGGATTTGACGATGCTTACTATGCCGACATGAAAGCCAGCATTGATGATGCAACATGGTGGGCAAAGTACATGGGTAAGCCTTATGTGCGTGAAGGTCTGCTGTTCCCTGCCGATGAACTGCGGTATTTTAACGGCGTTCTGCCTGATGGTGAGCCCGATCGCAAGCTCATGGTCATGGATATTGCATGGGGTGGCGGTGATTTTACCGCTTGCCCTATCGCCTATGTGTATGGTGATGCCGTGTTCATTCCTGACCTTGTGTTCAATAATGGCGATAAGACCGTGACCAGACCGGAAGTCGTGGGCAAAATCATCCAGCACAAAATCAATGTGGTGCGTGGAGAAGCCAACAACGGCGGCGATGAATATTGTGATGTGGTAGACAGCCAGCTCCGGCAGCAGGGCTATCACTGCTCTGTCCGCAGCCAGCGTGCGCCCAGCGGTCAAAGCAAGCTGTCCAGAATCATCCAGTATGCGCCGGATATCAAGCGGTTTTACTTCCTTGACGAGAAGCACCAGTCGAAAGAGTACAAAGCGTTCATGGAGCAGGTGACGATGTTTACGCAGCTTGGCAAAGTTCCGCACGATGATGCACCGGATAGTCTAGCACAGCTCGCTGATGAATTGTATAACGGAATCAGTAAAATCGAGCCTGTCAAGAGGCCATTTTGATTAAAAACACAATATATTGTGTTCGCTGGGTCTATTTATTTGATTTCACCACTTGACAAGGCTTATAATGTACGCAGGAAGTTTTGCAGCTTCCCTTAAAGGAATAGCTTTCACGCGGGGTTTTGTCATTTTACTCGCGTGCGTGTCAACAAGCATATTCCTCCTTTCACCGGTGGAGGTTTTCTCACTCTTTCGCCTTCACCGGGCTTTATATGTTGCGTTTCCAATTGTAAGGGGAATGCCAGCCTGTCTCCCCCACGGCTGGCAAGCAACGGTTCGATTCCGTTACGCAGCACAACCAACTACCTAGCTTTGCATGGACTTATTCTCCAAAACCTCCACCGCTATTCCCGGCTCTCAATGTGATGTTTAGGCATGACATTGCAAAGAGCAGCGGTTAACCAATCAAGCCGGGTTTTTATGTTGCATTAGCTCAGTTAGGCTAGAGCACCCGGCTCATAACCGGACATACATTGGTTCAAATCCATTATGCAGCACCAAAATTGCAGCTGACCCGTTTACGTCTGTCCGACAACTGAATGTAAAGGCTGCAATGGTTTTCTTCGGGCGAAGAATAGCACGGCTGGAAGTGCGAATAGTTTCCCAGTAGCTTCTGACAGGTCTGTGCTCAACAGCCTGTTTCCAGAAATCCAACGAAAGGAGCACAGATGGTAGCAAAAGTACGATGCAAGCGTCCTCGAAAAGACGCAAACGGAAATCCGTGTGATTGCGGACGTTATCTTGGCGAAGTGGAAGGTAAGTTCTCCCTTCTGTGTCCTCTTTGCCATTGGATTACAATTGGAGATTCCAACCTTCCAAAAGATACATGGGTCTCCGTACCAAAGTTTAAAAACTGAATAGCTTTTGAAGCGCAGTTGTAAGCGCAGTGAGATAAACCTTAACAGGTTTGTCTTGCTGCGCTTTTTATTTTGCCGGAAAGGAGGAACGCATGGCTGAGTATCAGATAGTTGTTGATGGATTTTTGAATGAACCGCTGACCGGACGTAGGCCGATTGAAACGCCGGAGACGGAAATCAATCAGGCGAACGTGCTGAAAGTGGTCATGGGCAAGGCAGAGCCTATTCATCTGCTGAACAAGAACGAGATTCGCTTTCTGCACAATTACTACTTGGGTAGCCAGCCTGTCCTCCATCGTACGAAAGAATACCACGCTGAAATCACCAACCGTATTGTGGAGAACCACGCCAACGAGTGCGTGGGCTTTTACACGGGCTATATGAGCGGCACGCCTTGCTCTTATGTGCGGTCTGAAACGGCAACGGGTGACGGCGAGGAAATCGCCCGGCTGTCCAACGCCTTGCAGTATGAGGGCAAGGATGCGCTCGATCGGCGGCTCTGGCAGTGGATGTTGGAGTGCGGACAGGGATACCGCATCGTTCTCCCTGACAAGGGGTATGGCGGCAACTACCCGGATGAAACGCCCCTTCTGGTGGACGTTCCCGACCCGGACATGACGTATGTGATTTACAACTCCGGCATCGGTCACAAGCCGATTGCCAACGTGCTGCATATCCCGCGCAATTATCAGAATGACCTGAACGACCTGATTTGCGTGTATACGCCAAACCAGTACTTTGAAATCGACAATGGCAAGGTCACAAAGTCGGAGAACCATTCTCTTGGAATGTTGCCGATGGTCGAATACAAGCTCAACCCGGAGCGTATGGGTCTGTTTGAACCGGCTATCCCTGTTCTGGATGCCATCAACGACCTTGAAAGCAACCGTTTGGACGGCGTGGCACAGTTTATCCAGTCCATCATGGTGTTCACGAACTGCCTTGTGGACGAAAATGCTCTAAAGCAGGTCAAGGAATTGGGCGCAATGTGCTTGAAATCCACTTCTGGCTTGCCCGCATCTGTTTCGCAGATTGCAAACGAGCTTGACCAGCAGCAGAGCCAGACCTTGCTTGATTCTATGTTGAACGTGTACCGTAGTCTGACTGCCATGCCTAGTGCCACTGGTAGCGAGAACGCAACGTCCGACAACGTGGGCGCAGTTATCGTCCGCAATGGCTGGAATCACACTGAAGCAAGAGCGCAGCAGTACGAGAATATGTTCAAGTATGCTGAACGCCAAAGCCTGTCTGTGATGCTGAAAATCCTGCGTGATACGGCTGGTTCTAAGCTAATGGCAAGCGACATCAATATCAAGTTGCCACGCCGTCAGTACGATAACCAGCAGAGCAAGGTTCAGATTTTCGCACAGATGATTCAGCAGCCGATTGACCCGCAGCTGGCATTTACTACGCCCGGTTTGTTCCCTGACCCACAGGCTGCTTATGAAATGAGCAAACCCTTTCTGATTGCCGCTGGCAAGCTGGGCGAGGATGGCAAAGCTCCGAAACCGCAGGAACAGCCTACTGACCATATTGCCGACAACGGCAAAATGGTTGGCGAACAGGCTAATGCAAAGGAAGGAGGACAAAAATGAAGAAGCTGTTTATTTCTTGCCCGATGAAGAATCGGTCGGAAGAAAAAATTCGGATGACGTTTGACCGTTTGCACAAGATTGCCGAAGCAGTGTACGGTGAGAGCCTTGAGGTTATCCCTACCTATATCGAGGATAAACCACCTAAGTGCAGAACTGAAGGGCTTTGGTATCTTGGCAAGAGCATCGAACTCCTCTCGCAGGCTGATTATTTCATCGGTATTTGCGGCGATAATGCGTGGCTGTATAACGGCTGCACTGTGGAGGCTGACGCTGCAAAGCTTTATGGAATGCCGGTTTATCTTGTCCCTACAAATTTTTCTGCGCCTGATGTCACAAGCGCAGAAGCGGTTTATAACGCAGCAGGAGAACGAATCGACTAAAAATCAATCCGCATAAGCGGGCTGATATATTCCGGCAGGGAAGCCGGGATACAAATTTCGCAGCGTTGCAGGGAAGCAACGGTAAAAAAACGCAGGAGGAAATTAACGATATGAAACTCAATGTGTTGCTTGGTAATGCCTACAAAGAGGGCATGACCGCCGATGAAATCATTTCTGCGCTGGAAAAGGTTGCAGACCCTAACGCAGAGGTCGAGAAGCTGCGCAACGCCGTGACGAAAGCCAACGGTGAAGCTGCTGAGTACAAGAAACAGCTCAAGGCAAAGCGCACCGATGACGAGAACGCCGCACAGGAACAGGCTGACAAGCTGGCAGAGATGCAGAAGCAGATTGAAGCCCTGACTGCCGACAAGGAGAACCTCGTCAAGGAAAAGACCCTTACATCTTACCGTGAGAGGTTCGTTGCACAGGGTTATGACGCTGAACTGGCTGGCAAGGCTGCATCTGCACTGGCTGACGGCGACATGGACAAGGTGTTTAAGTTCCAGTCGGAGTTCATGACTGCTCATGACACTGCATACAAGGCTTCTCTGCTGAAGGATATGCCCACGCCTCCGGGTGCGGATGGTAAGGGCAGCTCTGATAGTGAGGGCGTGGCGTTTGCTAAGAGCCTTGCACAGCAGAATGCCAATACTTCTAAGGCATCGAGTGACGCAATGAGTGCTTTCCATTAACAAGGAGGAAAACATGAAGTTTACCCGAAACACGGTCAACGGAATCAACGACACCATCCTTGCTTCCAATGACTACACTGCCATTCCCTTTACCGTGACTGAAGCTGCTGCGGTTAAGGCTGGCTATCCCATGACCAAAGCTGGAAAGAAAGCAACTTCTGCCACAGCAGACGGTATTCTTCTGTATGACGTTGACCCGACAGAGAACCCCAATGCTTCCCTGCTGATTCGTGGCGTTATCGACACCAAGAAAGCTGCTGCAAGTTCCGGCTTTACCTATGATTCTGATGCGATTACTGCACTTAAGACCGCCATCCCTGGCATCTTCTGCCGTGACAACATCAGCGTGAACGCTTAATAGGAGGTAAAACAACATGGCACTGAATCTTAAGGAAGTCTTTGCCCCGGCTGCAATTGCCGCCTATTGGACGAATGACCCCACTAATGCGATGCCTTTCGCATCTGATGCGCTGTTCCCTGCAAAAAAGAAGGCCGGTCTTGACCTGAAGTGGCTGCGTGGTCACAAGGGCGTTGGCGTTTCCCTGATGCCCAGCGCATTTGACGCAAAGGCTACGTTCCGCACCCGTGAGGGCTTCAAGTTTGATGAGACCGAGATGCCGTTCTTCCGTGAGGGCTACCATCTGGGCGAAAAAGACCGTCAGGAAATCCTGCGTGTTCTGGACAGCAACGACCCCTATGCCCGCGACGTGATGAACCGCCTGTACGATGACACCGCACAGCTTATCACTGGCGCACGCATTGTTCCTGAGCGCATGATCTGGCAGCTTCTGGCTCCCGCCAATGGCGTCCCTGGCATCACCATTAAGGCGAACGGCGTGAATTACACCTACAATTACGACCCGGACGGTACTTGGAAGTCCACCAACTACAAGGAAGTCTCTGCCGCAAAGTCTAAGTGGAACGTCACCACCGCCACCCCCATTGCTGACCTGAACGCCGCAAAGGACGCTGTTCTGGCAAGCGTGGGCGAGGTTGTGACTGAGGTGTACATGAATACTGCCACCTTCCGCAACATGATTGCTTCGGATGAGGTGAAGAACCGGTTCATGACCGTCACCGCAAAGGCGAACGCCGTTCTGCTGGACGCTGAAGCACGGCAGATTATCGAATCTGCAACCGGTCTGACCATTCATCTGTACGACAAGATGTTCAAGGCAGACCAGTACAGTGCAAGCGAGAAGTACCTGCCTGACGGCATGGTGGTGGTTGCTCCGTCCGGTGCTCTGGGCAGCACTTGGTACGGCACTACTCCTGAGGAAGCCGACCTGCTGTCCGGCCAGTCTGGCGCATCCGTGTCCATCGTGAACACCGGCGTCGCCATCACCACCGAGCTGACCGTTCATCCGGTCAATGCCAACGTCTACGCTTCCGAAATCGTCCTGCCGTCCTTTGAGCGCATGGACGCTGTGTACTGCATCAAGGCTTACTAAGGCGAAAGGAGGAAAGCAGCATGGGAGACCAGTATTCTGAAGCGGCAGTCAAGCTGGGGCAGTACATTGCTCCTGCACTTGACCGCGAAATCACGGACGAGGACTACCCACTTTTCGACCTGCTGCTTGATTTCGCTAAAGACAAGATATTTGCACAGGGCTACCCCTTCGGCAACAGACCGGACGAGCTGCCCTTGCAGTATCAGTCGTTGCAGATACGCATTGCAGCGGAACTGTATAACCACATCGGCGCAAATGGACAGACGAGCTATACCAACAACGGCATCACTCGTGTGTGGGAAAGCTCCGATGTGGCGCAGTCCCTGCTGAATGAAGTTGTTCCGAGAGTAGGTGTTATCGGCTGATGTTCAATGGAAGCCCGCTGGACAAGCGCCCGCTGTGGTACTCGAACCCTGTTGGCGAGAAAACGCCTGTTGTGGACGAATGGGGAAACGAAACTGGCGAGACATCGCAGACGTGGAGTGACCCTGCAAAGCTGATTCTGAACGTCAGCCCGCCTACTGGTTCTGCGGAAGCAAGCCCTTTTGGGGCGTTCACGGATTACAGCTATGTGGTCAGTTCATCCAACAAAAAGCATAACACTCCACTTTATGAGGGCACGCACGTTTGGTTTCAGACGGACGTTTCAAAGCCCTTTAACTACATTGTGGTCAAAGTTGCAGAGCATATCACGGACACGTTGTATGCGCTGAAGGAGGTGGCTGCAAGTGAAAATTAAAGTGAGGTTGAGCGATGCCGGACTTCGTGATGCGGAACGTCAGATACGGGAGCACAAGACCACCCTGAATCAAAAAGCGCAGGAGTTTTCAAAGGCACTGGCTGACAAAGGGCTTGACGTGGCAAAAGTTCGCTTTGCTAATGCTCAATATGCTGGCAGTAACGATGTTTCTTGCCGTGTTGAGCAGAACGGAAACACCTGTACCATCGTTGCAGAGGGTAAGGCAGTTGCCTTTATCGAGTTTGGCACTGGCATACATCACAACGGATATGGCGGCGAACTACCGCCCGGCGTTGGTGCGCATGGCTCCTACGGCAAAGGGCAAGGAGCAAACCGCAGATGGTACTACTACGGAGAAGCTGGCAATGCTGGTACACCCGTAAAAACGGTGGACGGCAAGGGACAGCTTAACTACACGGACGGTAACGAACCGGCTATGGCTATGTGGGGAGCTGTTGAGGAAATGGCTTCTCAAGTCGAAGCAACGTGGAGGGAGGTCTGGAATAGTTGATTGATTATTTCAATTCTATCTTCACGGCTGTTGCCAAGGAACTGCGAAAGCAAGTCCCCGGCATCTTTGTCACTGGTGAAATCAATGACAGCAACGTTAAGAAGTTTCCGTGTGTGCAGATAGAGGAAAACAGCAATCTTCCTGTGCACATTGATTCTGCTGGTCACAGCAAGTACGCTGCCGTTTCCCTGCGTGTGCGGGTCTACTCTAACAAGAACACCGGGCGCATTGCAGAAGCACGTTCCATCGTTGGAATCGTGGATTCTGTTCTTGAACCGCTTAAATTTTATCGCAAATCGTTTGCCCCGTTGAATGGGCTGTATAACAATTCCGTCTATCGGATTGATTGCAGCTATGGGGCAACAATCGGAGAGGACGGAATGATTTACCGAAACTAAGGAGGTAAACATTCTATGAGTACTGCTATCTCCGGTCTGAATACCACCCTGTATTGTGGCAACAGCGCAACCGCTTTGACGAAGCTGTGCGACATCAAGGATGTGCCTGACCTGATCTCCGAGCCGAACCTTCTGGACGCAACCACTCTGTCTGACCCCATGCAGGTCAACATCTTTGGTATCATCCAGAGCGACACCAAGTCTTTCACCGCAAACTATAACAAGGATGACTACAAGAAAGTCAAGGAAGCTGGTTATGACGAAACTTCCGAAAGCAATGCCGTTAAGTATTACGCGCTGAAAATGCAGGACGGTTCCGGCTTTTCTTGGCAGGGTATGCACCAGGTTGGCCTGTCTGGCTTTGGCGTTGACGAGGTCGTGGAAATGACCATCAACTGTATCTTTACCAAGAAGCCTGAGTTCAGCGAAACTCTGACTATCGCTGGCGGCTAAACCAAAAAACAGATCAATCAAACAAACCGGGCAGAACTGAACATCGGATTTGGTTCTGCCCCTATTTATAAAGGAGAGCATTTATTATGGCTGCAAAGGTTATCAATTTTCATTCCCCCGATGGCAAGAACGCTTATGAGCTGACTTTCACCCGTGACAGCGTGGAAGCTACCGAACGTGCAGGCTTTCAGATTGGCCAGTACACCCAGATGACCAACCTGCTGTCCAACTCCCGCGCCCTGTTCTACGGCGCGTTTATTGCCCGGAATCGTGGCATCAAGCGTAAAGTCGTGGACGAAATGTTTGCCCACATCGACGAGAAGGAAGAGCTGATGGCTGTGCTGCTTGAGATGTTTATGGACGCTTCTAAGTCTCTGCTGGCAACTGATACTGAGGACAAGACCGCAAAAAACGCAACGTGGGAGATTGTGTAACCGCACAATCTCAGGAACCAGACGGAGAGGGAGAATCGTTCTCCTTCTCTAAGCTGTTCCACGATGTAGAAGCCTATTACATCTCCATCGGCATGACCTACGAGCAGTTCTGGCACGGTGATGTCTGGCTGGCGAAGGTCTACCGTGACGCAGAGGAGCTGCGAGAACGCAGAGCTAATGCAGAAGCATGGAGAAACGGTTTTTACATGGCATCTGCGCTTTCCTCTACGGTTGGCAATATGTTCCGAAAGAAAGGGTCTAAACCCATCAAGTATATGGATAGACCGATTCCCCTTACTCAAAAGGAGAAAGAAGAGTATGAATACCAACGTGCTGCAGAAGCACAGGAGCGCATTAAGCGCATGATGTTCTCCATGATGGAAAAGGATGGTGGTAGTGATGGCTGATGTTGATATTACAAGCTTATCCGTAGAAATCTCTGCGGAATCGCAGGGCGCAGAGCTTAATATCGACAAGCTCGCTACCGCCATTTCTAATTTGCGGACAAAGGGCAACGTGACAAAGGTTGTGAACAGCCTTGATAAGCTGTCCGCTTCCATTTCTGCGCTGAAACAGGCATCTGTTGGCCTGTCTGGGCTGGACAACATCACGAATTTTCTGAATGGCATCGGCAACGCAAATTTTTCCGGCAGTGTGAAAAGCATCAACAGCGTTGTCAACGCCATCAAGAAAATCCCTGCTACCGTGTCCGGTTTGAACGGTGTGGATTTCTACTCCATGTCTGGAAGCATCACTCAGCTTACTAATGCTTTGGCTCCTCTGTCCATTCTGGACGCATCGAACCTTAAAGTTCTTGGCAGCGCTTTCAATGCGATCGGAAAGGTTCCTGACCTGACCGACAAGCTGAAAGCGACAGACCTTGATTCTTTTGCAAGCTCTTGCCAGAAGATTTCTACCGCCCTTACTCCCCTTGCATCTCAGCTCGACAAGGTAGGCAATGCTTTTGCAAAGCTCCCTCCGCAGTTGAGCAAAGTGGTCACACAGGCAAACCGCGTGACCGCAGCCAATGAAAAGCAGCGCAAGAGCTATCTCAGTCTGTCCAATCAGATGAACGGCTTTATGCGGAACATAGCAAAGCTGGTTTCGTTGAAAGCCATTGCTGAGTATCTTGGCAACGCTGTTGCGAAGTTTAATGACTTTTACGAAGCAACAGACCTGTTTCATAACGCTATGGGCAATTTGAGCGGTGAAGCCGATACACTCATTAGCAAGATGCAGGGCTTACTTGGCGTTGACCCGACCAAAGCGATGACTTACATGGCTACCATTCAGAGCTTAGGTACTTCGTTTGGTCTGACTAGCGACAAGGCATACGTTCTGTCTAAGAACCTGACTCAGCTTGCCTACGATGAAGGTTCCTATTGGAACAAGGACGTTGCAGAGACCTTTACCGCAATGTCCTCCGCAATCTCTGGCGAGATTGAGCCTATCCGTCGTTTGGGCGTTGACCTGTCTCAGGCACGGTTACAGCAGGAGCTTCTTGCTTTGGGCTTTAACAAGCAGGTTTCCAGCTTGTCTCAGGCAGATAAGGCGGTTCTGCGTTACATTGCCATTATGAAGCAGACTGCCAATGTGCAGGGCAACCTTGCACAGACCATCCAAAGCCCTGCGAACCAGATTAAGATTCTGAAAGCCCAGCTGGATATGCTGGCAAAGTCTGTTGGCTCTCTGCTCTACCCTGCCCTGAAATCCATTCTTCCCCCGCTGATTGCCGCTGTTCAGCTCATTCGAGAGTTTGTTGAGTGGGTGGCAAAGCTAATGGGCGTGAAGGTCGTGTTCACTGATTTCACTAAAAGCGCTGACAGCGTTGGCGGTATCGGTGACGCAATGGATGACACGGCAGACTCCACCAAGAAAGCCGCCAAAGCCCTCAAGGACTACACGGTGGGTTTTGATGAACTGAACATCATTGACCCAACGCAGGGAAGCTCTGGCTCTGGTAACGGTGCATCTGCTGGCAATATCTTGGGCGACGTAGACCTGTCCGGCTACGATATGTTCAAGCAATACAATGAAGAGTTCGCAAAGCAGATTGATGCTATCAAGCAGAAAATCAAGGATATGCTACCGATTATTGGTGCTATCACCGCCGCACTTGCGTTGTGGAAAATTGTTGATTTTCTGACGGACATTGCGACAGCAATTTCCAAGATGACAGAATTGCAAAAGTTGGCTCTTTCAATTGCAACGGTTGTTGTCGAAGCATCGTTAGTATTCAGTTTTGCAAAAGGCTACGCATCTAGTGGAAATCCTCTTGAGCTTTTAGGCGAAGTGGTGTCTGCTGCGTTTGGTTCTTTTGTTCTTTGGCGCACAATGGGCGCAGATGGCATTACGCTTGGCATGGGCATCGCTTTTGTGGCAAGCCTTGCAGGTCTTACTTATGCGCTTGGCACTGGCGAAGCAAATCTTGGCGATGCAAGCACATGGATTCAATCCGCTTTAACTACTGCTTTTGGTTCCATTGCGGGCATCACGTTGCTCACTAATCTTGGCGTAGCCACTGGTACAGCCGCAACGCTTTCTATCGGTCTTGCAGGTCTTATTACCTTTGCTGGAATCACATTCTCTCTTGGCGAAAAGCTGAAAGAATTTCCGGTTCTTAATACCATCATTGCTGCTTTGATGGGAATTTTTGGTGGCGTTGCTGGTGCTGGCGTTGCATTGCTTGTTGGTGCAAGCCTTCCTGTTGCTGGAGCCGTTGCCGCTGCTGGTGTCGGTATTGGCCTTGTTCTTCACTGGGCTGGTATCAAATGGGGCACTAAAGAGAGCGGCGAAAAAACAGATGCTGCCGCAGAAGCCGACATTAAAATGCATCATGTCGAAAATGTTTTTGAGCAGCGCATTGAAGCCATCAAGCAAATTATCGTTACCAAGTGGAATGCGGCCATTGATTTTATGACTTCTCTTCCCGGAAAGGTTGGAGATATCATAAATAGCATTGGCGAGTGGTTCAGCTCTCTTCCTGAAAAAATCGGCCATGCCCTTGGCTTTGCCGTCGGCAAAATCGGGGAGTGGGTTGGAAACATGGTCGTTACTGTAACAACCGAAGTTCCCAAAATCGTTTCGTCTGTTGTTAAGTTTTTTGAAGAACTGCCGGGAAATATTTGGACTGCAATCTTAAAGACTCTTGATACTATTTCCGAATGGCGAAAGAGAATGGTGGCTTTTGTTGTTGTTGAAATTCCCAAAATCATTTCGTCTATTGTCAGTGAGTTCAAAAAACTTCCTGGCGAATTGAGAAAACTCGGCAAATTCATTTGGGACGGTCTAATCAACGGCCTAAAAGACGCATGGAGTACCGTTACAAATGGCATCAAGAGTTTCACTGATGGTTTTGTCAACGGTTTCAAGGACGCTCTCGGCATTCACTCCCCTTCTACTGTATTTGCGGAGATTGGCGGTTACATCGTTCAAGGTCTTGCAAACGGCATCAATGCTGCGTCTCCCTATGTTGAACAAGCTATGACCAATCTGGCAAACGTTGTTCAACAGAAGGGCAACGAGATGATTGACTATGGCGCAGACGTTGCAAATGGCTTTGTTGATAACATGGTCAATACGTTTGACGCAAAGTGGAATGAAATCGACAACGGTCTCAAGAGCGACTTCATTGGCACGATTAAGGGCATGATCGATGCGGTCAAGAAAGGCGATATCCAAACCGTCGCTGAAAACACCGCAGCTATCATTTGGAAGGCGATGGGAGAGGAAAACAGAAAACAGGTCAAGTCTTATGCTTCCGACTTGGTTTCCAATCTTACCAGTGCTCTTAAGACCGTTGGTTCCAAAGTATTTTCTTCTGCAAAACTCGTCGGAAAGAACATTTTGGATGGAATCACATCCAAGTTTGGCGAAATCTCCACGCAGGTCGTCAGTCTCGGAAGTAAAATTGCGTCCTCGTTCTCTTCTCTGATCGGACCAATCTCGGCATCTGGCAAGGCGATCAGTATTGGCCTTTCTTCTGGCGTTTTAAGTCAGTTCCCGTCTATCATCGCTGGCATTGCTGGGCTTATCGGTCAAATTGGAGCTGCATTTATGGGCATCTTGCAGACGATCGGCAGCGTCTTGACATCTCTTGGCATCCCAACTGGTGTCATCATGATCGCTGGCGGCGTTGCAATTGCAGCAGCCATCGCAGGAATTGTCGGAACGCTTGTTGGAAAGTACGGAACAAGCTCCAGCCCGTCTGTGGACAATAACTATTCGAGCTATCCTGGCACGAGTGATTACGATTCTGCTAACGGCTCTACAACATCTGTTGGGAGCTATTATCCAAGTTCTTCCAATAGCGGAGCGAGCCCCGCAGAGCTCCGCAGTGCCGTCCATGATGGGTGCTATAACGCATTCCTTGACATCTTCCAGCGGTATGGAGATGAAATCACCGGAGGAAAAGAACTCAAGATTTACCTCGACGGGAAGCAGATCACTGCGTCCGTTGAGAAACGGCAGTCTGAGCGTGGGTTTCAGATTATGGGAGACGAAGTTTACAGCTACTAAGGAGGTTTACGTTTTATGCAATCTCTCGTCACAGTAAATGGCAGAGAGCTGCCTGAGCCTTCCTCCTACGACGCTACAACAAGCACTATAGTCGATTCTGGACGAAACGTACAAGGCAAAGTCGTTGGGTCTGTGGTGCGGCACGATGTTGCGAAGATTTCCCTAAAATGGAATTATCTTACCGCAAGACAGTGGGCGGATGTCATCGGGCCGTTCACCACAAACTTTTACTGCACTGTTCGGTTTTATAACCAAGCAACTGCAAGCTACACGACAAGGCAAATGTATGTTTCCGATAGAACCGCCGGAATGTGGAGGCGTTCCCCGTCCAACGGAAACGTTATGGGATGGGTCGGGGCATCCCTTAGCCTGGTTGAAGTTTAAGAGAGGTGATTATTTATGGGCTTTCTGCCTTCCGACAAGTGGCTTGAACAATACGACAAGACACTTGTTCCGGAGATGTTTGTTCGCATCACTTACCACGTCTCTGACGATAAGGCCCAAGCAGACGCCATTGCCAGCTCTTCCAACCAGGCTTTATTCAGCAACACGTTGTCTGTCACAGACCTGGATTCTGCTTCTTTGGCCAATTATGCCACCGGAGAACCTAATTTGTGGGTCCTTGACGGGAGCAAACTTTTGGTCCCAGGTTCAGAGCCATACGAGAACGCTGGGTATTTAAGTATGGATTGTGTTTCTGACACAAACCATCCGATTATCACTTTCTCTTTCAGCAAAACACACACTGAAAGAATCCCCGGAATTACAATCGTGTGGTCGTCCGCTTTAAATGAATATGCAAAATCTTTTAAATTGACGGTTTATAACGGCAGCGAGCTTGTTGCAACAAAACAAGTTGACGGCAACCAGTCTGTTGAATCCTCTGTAGATTTTGAGATTTCCGGATATGATTCAATCACTTTGGAAATTTTAGAGTGGTGCATCCAGGGCCGCAGAGCAAGAGTGGAGCAAGTTGAATTTGGTCTGCGTGTCCAATTTAGCAAAGCGGATTTGCTTTCTTATACGCATGAATCAAAACGCGACCCGATTTCTGGGCAGCTTTCCAAAGATTCCGTTTCGTTTTCTGTTGATAACTCCGAACAACGCTGGAACCCGGTAAATCCAGGTGGACTTTATCGGTATCTTTATGAACGTCAGGAGATTTCAGTTCAATACGGCATGGACATTGGAGATGCGGTCGAATGGATTGACGGAGGGAAGTTCTTTCTTTCTGGATGGACAATTCCGGCGAATGGCATAACGGCATCGTTTGATGCCAGGGACGCCCTATCTTTCCTCCAAGATTCCATTTATACTGGGCACACGAGTGGAACGCTTTATCAGATGTGTTTTGATGCATTAGAGCTTCTGGATGTTCCCGGAATCTCTTACGAAATTTCGGAAGAATTAAAGAACTATTCTTGCGACATTTCCTCCGATGCTTCTTCTTATAAAAACGCAGACGTTCTTCAGCTTGCTGCAAACGCAGCTGGGATGGCTCTTTACCAATCCAGAGATGGGGTCATTCACATTGAACGTGTTCCTCTTGTTCCAGTCACGAGGTCTGATATTGAGGAAATATCGCTCTTGAATAGCTTTAAATACCCAGAAATAACGTTTTCGACAAAAATAAAAAACGTATCGTGCAAGGTTGGCGGCGAATCCGTGTTTTATCCAGCCGGAGCTAGTGGGAACGGAGCGACCCAAAGCATCAATAATCCGCTTATATCGAAATCTATATCTTCTAGCGCAAAAAATGCGTTGACCGAAACATACGCACTTCTTTCTAACAGAAGAAAGGTAAACCTGGAATTTCGTGCAAGCCCCCATATTGATGCGTTGTCTTTTGTTAGAGCAAACCATCAGTTTGGATATGCATCGAACGTTCTCGTTACGGATGCCAAGTATACCTTTAACGGATGTTTTAAAGGTACGATGGAAGGATATATGGTGGAAAGTGCGAGTGCCCTTAGACTTGATAAGGACTCCGTTTTTGTGGCTCCTGGAGAGACCGTTCGTTTAACCGCAACGCTTGTCCCTTCCTCAGAGGATTCCCCAGCAATCGGATGGGAAGCATCTCCTCCCGACGTTGTTTCCATTTCCGTCGTTTCCAACAAAGGCGGCGTTTCTGTTTGCGACATTTCTTTTGTTTCCAGTGGAGATGCCGTAGTCACAGCCTTCGTGTCTTCCGTATCTGCAAAGTGTACCGTTATCAGTCAGGCTCCGTCTTTGTCGGATATGCCGGAAGGATCGTCTGTTTACATTCAAGAAAGTGGTGCGGATGTAGAGTTTGTTGTCGCAAAACATGGGTATGAGCCTGGCTTAAATGGTCCGGGGAGAACACTTCTTATCAGGAAAGAACCTCTTGCTGAAACAGTGTGGAACCAGACGCACGTCAATACATACGACGGAAGCTCCATCGACAGGCTGTTGAAGGGAGATTACGCAAACAGATTTAGCGACACCGTCAAGTCCGCAATGGGGCTTACCTCTTTCTATTACACGGTAGGCGGTAGCACTACGGAAATCAGAACGCTTTCTCGCAGTGTTTTTCTCCCGTCTATTTATGAGATGTTTGACCCGGACGACAAAAACGCAGATGTTTATGTAAATGGCAGTAACCCATTTTTCAAAAAAGAAGGTTCTGTACTACCAAAGCAAACCCGAAATGTTTTTGTTCAGTCTTATGATGATTCCGTCAATCGTCTTATCCGCAGATGGTCACGCTCCCCTGCATGGCGAGATTATTCCGGGAATCCCATTCAAGGCCAGCTTGTTGGAACATACAGTCTCGGAACAAATAATGGAGGCAAGACGTTTTTCTATTCAGAATCGTATAACGCGTGGAGTTCCAACAAGTTCAGCCCCGCTTTTACGCTTCCGTCTACGACTAAAGTCGGTAACGACAAAAAGATTTTGCTTTAAGGAGGGACTATGGCGATTTGGATTACAGACAGAACCCAAGACGATGTTGACCGCCTAAAGTTCATTTATGGTAAAGCCGTGAACGGGACCTGGACGGATGAGGAAAAAGCGGAGTGGCTTTCCGGTATGAAAGGGGCTCTTGACTACAGAGATTTTTCGAGAATAGAAACCGGCATATCCGAGCTTGCTTCACTTCTCGGTGCGGACGTAGATGTCAAGACGGACTGGGACATAAACGGGTATCTTACCACGTCAGATGCCACTAGGTGGCTGTCGAATATCGAATCTATTCGTTCTAAAAACTCAGGAGACGCCAAAACTGCGCCGACGCCTACGTCTATGGATAGGCTCGGATTCGAGACAATGAACCAACTTGAAAGCATTTTGTCAGACATAGAATCAATCGCCAAAACTTACGTTACTTTTTCTGGCGAATACATGGCTGGGGAGGACCAATATGGTTTTTGAAGACCGCATATCAAAATATCCTGGCAGGTGGACGTTAGTCCGTGAGGATGGGTTGTCTGAAATTGTAACGCTCGTCCGAAACGACGAACCCATAAAGGACGGCACACCAATCAACGCATCCACTTTAAATGAGCTGAGTACAGTTGCAGGTGCCATCAACGCAAAAGAGGAAGCCGTTTCGGCGGCAAATTCCGCTGCGGAAGAACGTGCAAAAGCAGAACAGGCTGCAAAAAATGCCGCAAAAGACGTTTCTGCAATTGTAAAAGCAGACTCCGAAAATGCAGCTTTGTCTGCTGCTGCTGCCAAGACAAGCGAAACCAATTCAAAGCGTTCGGAATCTCAGTCTGCTACTTATTTGCAGGGCACAAAAGAATACTTTGAACAGGTCCGCACCATCACCATCGGAGCACAGGGATGGTATGCCACACCAGAGGCGTTAAAGGCTGCGGTCCCGGTAGGCGAAAACGGCTGGTGGGCTGTCGTCGGAACGACCGACACCATCTGGACGTGGGACAACGATACAAAATCGTGGAAAGACAGCATTCAAAAAGTCGATCTTTCCGACTACTACACCAAAGCCCAGGCCGATGCCAAGTTCGGCACGCCGTACACCCTGCCGCCCGCTACGGCGGGCCAGCTGGGCGGCGTCAAGGTGGGCGACTATCTGGACATTGCCCCGGACGGCACCCTGAGCGGCAAGACGCTGTATGACACCATCGCGGCCAGTGTGGCGGTAAAGTCGGAGGCGCGGCTGGTGTGGAGCGGAAAAACAACGATTGAGAGGAGAAAAACTGAGACAATTAACGTTCAGGACGGTGTAGATTACGTTAACCTCCGCATAAACGAAACTGATTTTAATCTTACCCCTGGTATGACATATGAAACTGGCAGTTTTGGCGCGGGAAGTCTCAAGGTCACAGTATTATTTTCGGCCGACAAAAAACGTCTTGAATGTACCCTTACCAATACGCTGAATACTGTATCGGTTGTATTCACCGGCTACCACTACCCCACCTTGGCAGAGCTGCTGACCGAGACGCAGTCCGCGCAGGCGGACACGGACGCTATGGCGGTAGATCATGAATACCGCGTCGCCATGCTGGAACTTGGGATGACCGACGACACCACCACATAAGGAGGTAAACCTATGTTGTATCGTATCTGTAAACGCCTGATCGAGCGCGGACAGACCGCTGGTCTTGCGGACAAGCTGGACGTTTTCTACGCCATTGGCCGCATCACCGAGGCCGAGTACAAGGAGCTGACCCAGCTGCTGGCCCAGCAGGAGGCCGTCCATGGCGCTTAATGCCTACTCTTGGACATTGGGGGGTGATCGCAATAAACAACACATTTTTGACCGCACTTTTTAACTTTTTGAGCCGTTTCTTTGCCGCTTTGGCGGAAGAACAGGTAGAACAGGAGGACACAATGGCATCTGTGACTGAGGTGACCGAGTGGACGGGAGCACCGCCCTACCGCTACATCGACGTAAGCCGGTATCAGGGCAACATTACACTGGAGGGCTGGAAGAAGGTCAAGGCCGCTGGCTATCAGGGCGTCATGCTCAAGACCGTCAGCACAAACCGCAGGCTCTCCAAGCGAGCAGACGGCCTGTACATCGACCCGACCTTTGAAGCAAACTACCGCAACGCAAAGGCGGCAGGTCTGGCGGTGGGCGTGTATTACTATACCTACGCCACCAGCGAGGCGATGGCCGATGCAGAACTTTCCTTGCTGGCTGACGCTCTGCGTGGCAAGACGCTGGAAATGCCTGTGGCAGTGGACGTGGAGGACAACAAGTTCAGGGTTCTTGGCAAGCAGGCGTTGACCGACCTGACAGCCTACGCCCTGAAAAAGGTGGAAGACATGGGCTTTTATGCCCAGCTCTATACCTACACCAGCTTTGCTAAGACGCGCCTGTATATGGGCGGTGCTGCCCTCAGCCCCTACGACGTGTGGCTGGCCGACTACACGGGAAAGACACCTGCCGTGACCTTTGCCTACAACACTCACCAGCACACCAGCAAAGGTAGCGTTCCTGGTATTTCCGGTCACGTTGATCTCAATGTGACCACACGCAACTACCCGAAGATCATCTGTAAGAAGGGCCTGACCCGTCTCCGGGAGGGCGCATGACCAAAGAGCAGGCAATCTTGTGGGTGGCTAGCATCCTTGGCAGCGTGTGCGCTGGCGCTATCACGGTAGACAAGGTGCTGGAAATCATCCACAAGTACATCAAAAAGGCCGGAGCGCCGGACGAGGCGCAAAACAAGCGGCTTGACGACCTTGACCGGCGCGTTGGCGCACTGGAAACCGGCTATACCCAGCACACAGCGGCACTTTCCCGCGATTTGAGCCGCTTTGGAGACATCGACGAAGTGAACCGCCTGACCCTGCAGGCCGTGCGTGCCTTGTTGGAAGCGCAGCTCACCGGAAATAACGTTCCGGCCATGCAGAAAAGCAAGGACGAAATTGACAACTATTTGACAGAAGGAGTAACGAAACATGGCAGCAATTCTTAATTTCATCCCCGCACCCGTCGCAATCGTTCTCATCATCGTCGGCTTTGTGGCTTTGGCTGTCGGCGCTATCCGCATGGGCTATAAGCAGCTGGTCAAAGATCTGGCCTATGACCTCGTGTGCAAGGCCGAGGACAGCATCATGGGCAGCGGCCAGGGCGCAAAGAAAAAGAAGCAGGTCTTTGACGCGCTGCGTGCGGCCTGCCCTGCATGGCTGAAGCCTATCATCACGGATGAAGTGCTTGACGCGGTGATTGAAAAGGCCGTAAGCCTGATGAAGAAGGCACTGGCAGAAAAGAAGCCTACCATCAACAAGGAGTAAAGCATGATCGAGCTAAGCGTATCTCTCGCATCCAATGGCGTCGTCAAAGTGCCGGGCTATGAGCAGCTGGTGCGCTTTGGCTACACCAAAAACCGGGGCGTGTACCGCCTGCACATCGATGCAACCGGTGAGTGGGAAGGCCTGACCATCCGGGCTTTCTGGCACGTCCCGGACGGCAAGGACCCGGCGTCCTCGCTGGTGGTGGACGGCTATGTGGCCGTGCCTGCCAGCGTGACCGCACAGCCCGGCAATGGCTGTATCACCTTTGAGGGCAGCGATGGCACCCGCACCGTGACAAGTGCAGATCTGCGCTACCGTGTGGCCGCCAACTCCGGCACGGATGACGGCAGCATGCCGGAGCCCGGCACACCTGCCTGGCAGGAGCTGGTGGGGGCCGTTCACACCGATGCCACCGCCGCAGAGCAGGCCAAGACCGATGCACAGACTGCCGCCAGTGAAGCAGCCACCAGTGCGGGCAATGCAGCCCAGAGCGCTCAGGAAGCCGCTGACAGCTTACAGGAGCTGAAAGACGGCATTGCCGCTGGTAACTTCAAAGGCGAGAAAGGCGACAAGGGCGACACTGGTCCCATCGGCCCGGTTGGCCCGCAGGGTGAGCAAGGCCCTCAAGGCCCCACAGGCGATACGGGTGCCACTGGCCCACAGGGTGAAACTGGTCCTCGTGGTGAGCAAGGGCCTAAAGGCGACCCCGGCCCAGCAGGTGCAGACGGCAAAGATGCCCCGCAAATTGATGACACCACCGTGACCGACTCTGCCCCATGGAGTAGCAAGCACATTGTGGACATGCTCTGCCCGCCCATCTCTGAGACCGGCAACCCAATGGTGTGCTATCCTGTGGCGGGATATCCGTTGGGCTGTAAGGTGAGTTGGGAACCTGTGCAGGATGGCAGCGGTGACCCATCACCTGACAATGTTCGCCCAATTAAGGGCAGGAACAGCGTGATGGTGACAAGGTGCGGGGAGAACCTACTGAACTCGTCACCTGAAAACATTGAAAATGGTATTTATGAAAATGGGGAAAAAGTTGACGGAATAGGACGGCAACAAAGAGCTTTGCAGCCAATCAAAATAGAGCCGGGACAGTATCTGATTTTTACTACGTTTTACAGTATCAATCTTAATGCACGTGCAACATTTTTAACTGGTGACAATAAATATTTGTCTGACACAGCACTATTCTATAACGCCCCAACGAAAATTCCAGAAAAAGCACGTTCCTTGCTACTTCACTCAAGCACAGAAGGGTTTATTGGAACAAATCCAATGCTCATCGTTGGCACCACCGCCCCTACCGCCTACGCCCCTTACACCGGCCAAACCTCCACCCTGACCCTGCCCCGCACCATCTACGGCGGCACGGTGGATGCAGTGACGGGAGATGGGCAGGAGACGTGGGATTTGCTGACGCTGACGGGAACGGAGAGGATATACAAGCGAGATAGGTTTGATTTATTTGAAATCAACTTAGTGCTGCCAGTATCCGTGCCTACTAGCACGGTAGTGGCAAGCCATTGGAGCGGCACAAAAACAGCAAACACTAACGCCCTATACGCTGAAAATAGAAACGTTAACGTTGGATTACACACGTGCGGTTTTGATACCGTTGACGACTTAAAATCCTACCTTGCCGCCCAGTACGCCGCCGGAACCCCGGTGCAAATCGCTTACAAGCTGGCAGAGCCTGTGCCTTTCACCGCAACCGGCGCACAGCCTATCTCTTCTCTGAGCGGCGTGAACACCTTGATGACCGATGCTGATAGTGCGACCGTCACCGGCAGAGCAGACCCCATCAAACGAATTACGGACCTTGAGGATGCTGTGGCATCAATGACCAACACATAAGGAGGTACATACATATGGCAATTAAAAGTAGAGCCAGGCATGACCTGACGCTGCGCAGCATCAAGCGGGAAATTGCAGCAGGACGCGATGTTGCGTTCTGGCTGGATAAAGCATATATGCACTACGACAACGGACTGCTGACGGAGGACGACATTGCAGAGGTGGAAGCCCTTGCGCAGGCGTACTACGACGCTCTGGACGCGGAGGACGCGGAGGAAATCACGCAATAAGGAGGATATCATGGCAAGCACTACATACGACCATTTTGCCGGTTATGGCGAAACGGTGACAAAACGTCACCATTTTGTTGGCGTCAACAAAATGTACGCCGCACAAGAGCAATTTCGGCGCGTCACGAAAATGGTATGCTCTCGAAACAAATGTCGTGAGCATCACCATTTCGCCGTGCTTAACAATATGGTGCGCAACGCCGGACAGCTGCCGCAGCCCTTCTGGCTCGGTGCTGCCTGTGGCGGCGGCTCGCATAGTCTTTCCGCCAGCGTTGCAAGGGCTTAATGCAGAACAGATAAAAGCTGTGATAAAACGTGCGCCGCTTGGGAGGTATGACCGGAAAATCGCCCGGTTGCGGTACGTTGACCAGCTATGCCAAGTTGATATTGCAGCGCGTGTGCCGTATTGTCGGACATCAATCAGCAATAGGCTAAAAATTATTGATAAAATGCTGAATGCGTGATATACTAATCTTGTCTAGGGATTAGTCGGAGTTTTTGCTCTGGTTATCCAAAAGCGGCAGGCTTTCGGGTCTGCCGCTTTTCTTTTTACACGATTTGTGGTATAATATACCCAAGGAAACCCGACCGGCCTCTCAACGATTCGCATTAGGCCGGGGCATCCAAGAGCCAACTCCGTGCTCAACGGAGAATTAAAAAAGCAGTCGCCAGATTCGGCGCTGAACAGTCTCCCACCCGCCTACTTACAGTGCGTACCATGCGGGAGACGCAATTTTGCCGCTTCGGTGGCAGGGCGATTACTCGCTCGCTTATAATCCATCAGCTTTTAGGCTGGTGGATTTTGTTTTATTCTTACCAGTTTTGTCGAAAGCATTGCCATATATTGGATGATGTGATATCTTAGCATTGCACTCCAACGTGTGTATCCTTACAGTTAAGCGCTCATGCGGATTTTTCCGTGTGGGCGCTTTTCTTTTTTGTCCTTCGTTGTGCCTTCGTTGTCTTTCACTTTTTGCTGATGCGGTACACTAGATGCACAAGGAGGGATGTATTATGAGCTATTATCCGGCATCCGGAACGCCCTACGTTCCGCAGCAGCCTGTCAACCCTTACGGCGGCATGGGCACGGTCGGGCTTGCAACTCCTCTGCCGAACACGCAGATGCAACAGGCACAACCGCAGCGTCCGCAGCCGATGAATGGGCAGCAGCCTGTTCAGCAGTCGGCAC